GATCTGCTTTTCCATGTTGTCAGCCATCATCCGCAACTTTCCGGCCTTCTTCTTATCGGCAGCGGAGAGGGTTGGCTCTGCTGGTGCGGCGGGCTTTTCTTTTGCCGGAGCTGGTTTCTCTGCTTTTGCGATAGGTGTCTCTGAAATGACATTGATCTGTGATTTTGAAAAAACCTTGTATTCAGGCTCCAGTGCCGTCTCGCCATTTCCGGCATGAATAGCCCCATCATATCCAGCCGATCTAAACCACCCTACCCACTTGGCATTGTCGAAGACTCTGAAAGCGTCCACATAGAGATCGTTGAGTGCTGCAGGGTTATTTTTTAGCAACTCTCCTACTGATTGATATTTATCAGCGTAATTTTCCTCCCAGTTATTGGTGTTCTTAATTGCATCAGAAAGAGCAATCGCAATCTCCTCGGCCCTCTTGTTGCCAAGCGCCTCTGAGATTTGTTTGAAGTCGATAAATGGATCATCTGGCGTGTTGATAACAGGGTTTTCAATAACCAAATTAGCCGTTATGATGCGCGGGTTTTCTACTACCTCATTGCGATTGTTTGGTGATTCTGCATAAGTCCTTGCTGCCTCTTCGTTTCCAAAGCTGATCGCACCAAGGCGAGACTGTACCCCGCTTTCTTTGCCATATTGTCCGCGGTAAACAGTAATCGGTTGCCCTTTTTCATCCACTGCTTTATTGGTCTTTTTCTCCTCAGCCTTCTCTGGCTTGAGGTTAATGTACTCCGCATAGTGGCGGGCAACGTTGGCGCGGGCTTCCCCAAGCTCGCTCCAGCTATGGCCGTTGATCGGTCTTATGGAACTCCAGTCCTTGGAGATATCGTGGCGCTGTTCTGGTGTCAGCGCGTCCCAAATTTCCGGCAGTTTGTTGTAGACATCGATGGGTACGATAACGGTGGACGGCATATAGCTCCGTGTCTCTCCGTCCTTGGTCATGAACTCATTACTCCCCCTTTTGAGTTTCATCATCGGCGTATCTTCACTGATATCACTGCTATGACTTACCCCCACGACATCCGGCTTAAACGGATAATGAGCAACACGCCACGCCTTGGCGGTCTCGCTGTTCCTGGAATGGAGTCCATAATTGCCATTACCAAGATCAAAGATAGCGGGGGTATGCTCGCCTACATACGGAGTGTTTTCTGGATGATCGACATACCAGGCTAGTGCTTTTTTCACCTCTTCTACCTTGGAAGCATGGTCAGCACCTTTTATCTTGCTGGCAATTTGATCCGCTGTCATGGTCTCCTTTTTGGAGTTTGTAAGTGTATTAATCACCGCCCCTGCAAATCTTGGTCTTCCATCCTTTCCCTTGTGTGGCGCGGCTTCCGCGGGTTTCTTCTCGGTTTCTTTTTTGGGCTCGGCCTTAACCGCTTCCTGCTTTGCCTGGAGCTGGGCTTTGCGGATCTCCTTCACTAGGGTCTTATGTTCTTTGCGGTAGTTAGGGCGGCTGAGAACCCAGGACAGATACCCGGGATCGGTCTTGGCGATATCGTAAACAGAGGTCCCTTTGTGCTTACCGTCTGGCATGATTGTGTGATCTAGCGGTGCCGGAGCGGCGGCAGGTTTCTCGACCGTGGCAGCCTGGCGCTGTTCCTGGTGCTGTTTGGCAACCCAGTCATAGGCGGGTAGGTTCTGATCCCCATTCTTGAGCCATTGCTTGAACTCGGTGGCGCTCATGTGGGCAATGGAGCGGATGCCGTCCCAGCCTGGCTCATAGTTGGCCAGGTAACCCTTGCGGGCTGCGTCGACCGAATCAAACCCCAGCATGACCTTATGCTCATCAAACTTACCATCATGCTTATTCTGGTCAACCACATAGACATCCTGGCTGTCAGTATTGGGACCAATGAAGGTGTCCACCTGGTCACCGTCAGCGCCCTCGGTACGCTTGAAGTAGCCGTAATGGTTGGCCATCTTCTGAGACCATGGCTTGCCGGCCTCGTCGGTACCGCTACGCTCTGATCCCTGCGGGTTTTCAATGGTGACATCCAGACCGGCGATCTTGAGGTGGCCCTTCTTGTAGTTACCGGCTTCTATCTGCGCCTGGCTCGGCGGCTTGATCTCATTGGTCGGACTGGTGGCCGCCTCATGCGCGGCCTTATCGACCTCGGAGGAGATCAGGGGTGTAGCGTTGTTGTCCTCGATGACATCACCGTTTTTATCCTGCCAGACACCAGGCTCCTCCACCCCGTTTTCAATGTACTGACGTACCTGGGTACCATCTGGTAACTCATGGGTAGCCTTGAAGGCGGCAGGCTCCTCCTGGATTGTGGCAGCGGGTACCGGTGCCGGTTCCTCCTGCTGTGCCGGCTCCAGTTTTGGTTGTGGTTGTGAGGGCGCTACTTCCTCCGGCCGTCCGGATGGTGGTGCTTGAAGTACTCCACCTGTCGCAGTCGCTTCCTCGCCTCGGCTTGGCTCAGGTTGTCCTTGGAGAGGTTTTTCCCCTCCTTGCTTTTCACCTGGTACCCGGTCTTGGTTTTCTCGATCATAAGGTGTCACTCCTCCTTTCTGTTCAGACTGAGGGATAACCGCAAAGCGTCCAGCTACCTCCGGATGAGGGATGATCTCATGTGGGATCTGTTGGGAGGCCAGGTATTCAGACCGACGTTGTGCTGCCTTTTCGGTCAGGGGCGGAGTGCGGCGCTGTGTCTCGGTCGGGGCGGCGGCCTGCTGTCCCTCCTCGAGATCCTGGGCCATCCGTTGCATGGTGCCCTCTGGCGCTTTTTGCACCTGCTGGGCCTGCTGCATTGCCAGCTCCATGGCATTGGGTTCCTGGGCCATCTGTACCGCCTGGTCGGCGTTGACGTGGCGCACAGCAAGGCGCTCGGCGGTCAGTGGTTCGTCATTGGCCTGCAGTCTGGCGGCCATGGCCTCAATGTCCTGCTTGTAGGCCTTCTCATCGATCTTGCCATCGTCCTGCATGTAATCGGACTTGTTCATGCCGATTTGTGCCAGGGCGCGGTAGTAATCACCCTCCTTGTCGATGATGGCGTTTTCGTTCTGTTGGTCATTCTCCAGGAGATCCACAAGCTCGCGTCTGGCTTTCTCCTGGTTTAGTTTGGCGGCCGACTTGGCCAGGTCATCATCGGCCGGGCTCTCCTGTGATAGCTGGTCTGCCTGCTCGGTGACACTATCAAGCGCGGAGTCAGGCACCAGGCTAAGCTGGTCCTCATTGGCGGCACCCTTAACCAGATCACCCTTGCGCTTGGCGTCGATCATCTTGTCGTAGGCATGCGAACCAATGTAACTAGCACCACCCATGACGGTAGTAAGGAGGAAGGTCTGCGGTGCGATCTCCTTGAATGAATCAATGTAATCAGACAGGGAGGTAAAGCTACGCTCAGGACCGGATTCTATCCCGGCCTCACGCTCAACGTTATGCTGCCCTGTCTGTGTAACCGTCTCAGTGGCAAGCTCGGTACCATACAGGCCAGCCATCTTAGTCAGGAACCTGGAGGCGACATTCGCGCCCAACTTCTCCACCAGTTTGTTGCCTGCCTCCTTGCCCATGAGTTTCCGGACAAAACCACCGGCCAGTTTTCCGACCGGGGTTCTGACGATCTTGAGGTCGACCATGTTGCCGATCGCCTCGGGGATCGCTTCATAGAGACCGTGTTCAGTGGCCAGCTCGTCCAGGCCGCCCTTCATCGCCTTCTCCCAGTCATCCTTGGTGAAGGCCTTTCCATTGGCCTCGGCTTCCTCTTTCATGGAGTCATAGACAGTGTTGAGGAACTGAGTACGGTCCATCTTGTAGGCGGCGGCACCAGATGCAGCGCCACCAGCCAGGTAGCCGGCTACTGTTGCACCCGGGAAGGTGGTACCCCCACCGGCAGCGGTCAAGCCGGTAGTTGTGGCCAGGCCAGTAGCGATACCAGGAACCGCCGCATTTAGGGAATAAGCAAGGTTTTGGGGAAGTTCGCGGATATCATTGCGGGTGATGCCCCACAGGACCTCCTTTTCTCCGCCAGGTCTCTGGAGGCGTCTTTTCTGCAGGGCGGTAGCGTACTCGGTGAGTTTGTCATGCCAGTCGGTTTCCGCCTTTGGGTCGGAGCCCTCTGTCATGGCAGCAAAGGAGCCAGCTATCTGTACGGGGAGATCGGCAATAGCTCTGCCGATATCACCGAGAGTGGATCCTTCTTCCTGTGGGGTTTGGCCTTGTCCGATTTGTTGGAGGCCGGATATTACCTGATCCCCATTATCGGCGTTGTCAGTATCCGTGTTGTCAGGAGCATCTGAAATACCGGCCGCTTTATTCAGCCGGTCGAATACATTGGCCATGGTGTCCCCCTAGTAGCCGAAGTCTTTTAGCCCCCCTTCATAACCATTCTGCCGGAGCCAAGTATCGGCCTCTTTCCTGGTCTTGGGGCTGCTGTCTGAACCTAAAAGGTTTTTAAGCTCGGCAGCGATACGCGCCCGTGTCCCGGATGCGCCCCCGCTTGGGGCTGGGGATGGGGTGCCCGCTGCTCCCGCTTCATTGTAAGGATACCACTGACCTCCCTGGAATGCTGCGGGGATTTTCTGCTCACCGACCTGGAACCCTTCCTTGTCATAGATGGGATTGGAGATCGTGCCGATCTTCGCCTCGCCAACCTTTGGAGTGGTGGCGGCCATGTCAGCAATATAACGGCGGGTATCAGAGTCCATGCGGGCCCGGGCATTGCCGGAAGCGGCAGCGACACGGGTACCCTCAAGCTGACGCTGTGATGCTCTGTCGGCCACGACGTTGCGGCCCATGCCGACGTTGTTCTGACTGATTGCCTGATAGAGAGACTGGACCAGTCCAGGAGTCGTTCGCGGCATGTTGCCAAGCGCCTGGGCAATAACATCAGGAGACAGCCCGGTAGTCGTGGTGCGGCGCTTGCCTCCCTCGGTGACCGTGGTCTGTGACGGACTCAGCCCCTCGAGCATCTGCCGGAGATTTGACAGGTTGAAGTCATCACGCTGCTGCGCCTCAAACATCAGCTTTGAGATCAACGCCTCGGGTTTGAGCTGGTAAGGCGTCCCGGCAACCCGCCCGGTTCTGGTATCAATCCAGTTTCCCTCCTGGGTTTGCTGGATCGGGCTCTTGACTCCACCAGGGACAGCGGGGCCGCCCTCACGCTCAAGACCGCGGTAGACCTCCGTCAGGCGCGGAGCATCGGCAGCGGTAGGGCCTCCCGTGGCGCTGGCAGTGCGTCGGGTGGGTTGTCGTGCTGGAGTAGCTGGACTGGCCACAGAGGCCGGAGCGGCTGGAGCGGTGGGCGTCGCCGGTGCCGTGGTCGTCTGTGGTGGATGGTACTCAGGCGTCGGAGGCGGTCCATTGATCGCCTCGTTGATTGCCTTGCCAATCACATCGATCGCGCTCACCTTGCTCGGTGGCGGCGGCTTGATAGTCAGCCCGCCCGGGTAGTTTACGTTGTCCTCCTCCCGCGGCAGGGCGTCAGCAATGTCTCTAATCAGTCCCATGGCGAACCTCCTTATAATTGATAAACATAGCTCACACTCACCGAGTCGGAGCGGGACTGTGCCTGTGACAGTGACTCACTGGAGCTGTAGCTATTGCTGTTTGACTGGCTATATGACTCACTGGTGCTGTGGCTCAGTGACTCGCTATAGTTGCGGTTGACCTGTGACAGCCTGGCCGCTTGAATCTGTGCCTCAAGGGTGCCAGATGCCCGGATATTCTCCGCCACAATAGTGGCCACAGCGATCAGTTTATCGATATTTGCCCGCGCTTGACCAAGGGATAGCTGACCCTCATTGATCGCCAGGTTTGACAGGGCGCTGTACTCAGCCACATCCGCACGGGATCGCGCCTCGAGTCCGCCAATCTTCGCGCCGTAGGTCTGTACCCTGGAATTGAGGAGCCCTATCAAGGCCTCCAGTCGTGAGGCTTCACCGGCCACCTGGTTGCGATACGCTTCCACCTGGGAAGAAAACTCCTCGATAGGTAGGCGTCGATTTACCGTGATCTCGCTATCCAGGACCGCCTTCTTGGCGTCGACCATGCTGGAGTAACCGGCAACCCGAGAGGCATAGGCGTCTGACTTGGCCCGGAATATGTCGATCTTCCTGGCCTCAGCATCCACCTGGAGCCCATAGGCACGGTACTCCTCGGACTTGGCCCTGGTCTGCGCCTCATAGGCGGACACCAGGGAAGCATGAGCGGCTACGATCGCCTGATTGGTATCTGCGGTGACCTTCGCGGCGTTGACCTGCTCGCGGTAAACCGCCACGGTTTGCTCGACGGCAGCGATTCGCGCCTTGTAAATTTCCACCTGTTGAGTGTTCAGCTCACCCAGGAGACGCAACCCCTCAAGACGGGCACGATACTCCTCCAGCTTGGACAGGGCGGCGCGTAGCTCCGTCTCAAAGACGGCGGCGGCAGCCTGATAGGCTCCTACACTGGCGTTGTATAGGCCGACCTTGGCGTTAAAGATATCGATCGCCAGGGTGGCCGTCAGGCGACGGGCTTCAAAGGCGCGTCCCATGCGGCGGTCATAGTCCGCCAGGAGCGCCCCCTCCATGTTGAGCGCTGACTCGATAGAGTGGCGACGGTTGTCCTGTTCAAGCTCAGCCTGCTTGATCATGATATCGCGGGAGACAGTGGAGGAGTTTTCCTGGGCCTTTCGGATAGCCTCAGACTCAGCCACCAGGATGGCCCCAGGAGGCAGGCGAAAGCCACGGGATCCGATGCCCTGGTGGATGCCGGTTATCTCGCGCTGTGACAGTGCATCCTCACGCGCCCGCCCGCGATCCCATATCGCCTGCTCCACATCAGGATCAAGTCCGGTACTGGTGCCATTGACCCAGGCCTGTAGCTTCTCCTGGAGGGTGGAAAGGACAGAGGATACATACCCTGACTCACCCCACTCCATCGTCGGATCTGGCGCTGAGGGGGCGGTTGGAGCGGTAGCTGAGAAGGTCGGCAGGCCGATATCACCAAGGACCGGGATCTCCAGGGACAGCAAGGTAGGCACATCCGGAATGACGACATCCGGCACATCCGGTACCGACACATAGGTCAGCTCTGGCGCGGCCGGCAAAGTGGCGTCAAGCGGTGATGGCAGCGCAATGTCCAGGTTAATCACCGGGTCAGTCTCGGTGAACTCGGGGACATCCGGCACAGTGAACAGGGACACCTCACCTCCGTAGACAATGCTGTCAGGCGGCTGTGGGAAAGAGGCGACAAGATCGGAAGGTTCCACCGGATCATCAGGCAGGTCGATATCACGGATCACTTTGTCGATCGGGCCCAGGGTGACACTGATATCAGGGATCTGCGCAAGCTGATCCGCCAGGTCAGTGGCGGCGCTGACAAAGTTTGTGGTTCCCCCTACATATTCACCGCATGAATCAAAGCCAGTCACTACTGGTTCGATAGGGACCAGGGTGATAGGGGTGGGGTCTGGATCTTCCCATATTAGTGACATGATGCGCCTCCTTTATACCGCTACCCAATTGGTGGGAACTGTTAGCTTTCCATCGGCACCAAAGCGTAGGATCGCGTGTGTGTTGGATAACAAGTCCTTCATGCCGACCGTCTCCGAGTACTCTGATTTAGCTATCGCTTGATAAGCATAGCTACCGTTTGGCATTTCCAGGTCTACCACCGCAAGCGGAGCTGGGCCTGGTGGGTAATAAAAATCCCCGTTATTGTCTCCACGCTCAAAACCAAGTGACTTATGAAAATATCCCATAAGGGTGTCGCAGTCGCTAACCTCCCCCGTCTCGGTGTTGGTGACCTTGTTCTCTGCAATCACAAGCTGAAAAGAGACCGGATTTGTCAGATCGCTATAGGCCCACTCCACAAACAGATCCGGGTCCCATCGATAGACAAAAAGCCCTAGTTTGTCCCATGTCATCACAGCGATCTTGCGTTGGAACTTCCCATTTATCGTGGCGGTACCAGTGAAGTAGTAGAGCCTGGCTGTCGTTCCTGGTACTGGGGCTGAGTTATGGCTTCCATCTGTATTGTAGTAACCCTCCAGGCATACCGCATACGGCGGGTTGTAGACATTAGCTTTCATCCGGTAGGTTGACGGCAAAGTGGCGGGGGCAAAGATTGCCTCTCCCTGACCTGCCGATAGCTGCGCAAAATCCACCACAATATCGTGAAACGGGTTATAGATGGAGATAGTAAAACCAAAATACAGCGGGGTCGCTGTCGACCAGGATATCCCGCCATAGAAGTAGTAGCCACCAAGACCAAGATCACCGGTTTCATCCACCATGTCAGTCAGTGCAATGGACACGTCATCTGTGAAGTAGTTGCCGGTAAAGTCTGGCAGATCGCAAGGATTGCCAAGCGTCAACTCGATCGCCTCCCTGGCCGCCTCAATAAGCGGCGCAATGGGGAGTAGTGCTGGCGGAACCACTTGCGGTACAGCATGGATCTCGATGGTATTGTGACCAAAGGATCGGGATACCCTGACGGTGACACCAGGGACTACCTGCCGCTCACGCTCTGCGCTATTGAGGTTGCCCATATAGGATTGCAGGCGGCCAAGCTCTACCCTGGCCATGCCGATATATTGCTGTGCAATAGTCTGGTCGCCTGTCAGGATGATCCTGGCTTCTAGGTAGTCCCTCATGCCCGTCGCCTTATGGGTTTGGTGTTGAGGGTAAAGGTCTCGATCTCGAAGTTCGCCCCGGCATCATTGCGGATCTCATACTGCCAGTACCGTCCCTGGAGTCCGCGCCCGAGTTTCTGTTTGTAGGAGTGGATGGCTGTCTCTCCGGTAGAGACAAGCCGATACTCTCCTGGTGGTTTGCCGTCCGTTGTCACGGTAAGGATGAGGTCGCCGGTCGCGGTGTAGCCAATATAAGCACAGACCGCCTCCTTGATGTTCTCGCCAAACTGCCCCTCACCGGTTACCAGGTCATCCCTGCCTGATTTGATGACAGAGGCGATCGCGGCAGTATTGTCCAGGTCGCCACCGATAGCAAAGATCCCGGAGTCATTCACTCCAAGGATCACCCCACCAAACTCGGCAAATGACTCAAAACCGTAATTACTGTAACTGCTCAGCCCAAAGACCTCGGTATTCAGGGCAAAGCCGGAGGTCTTCGCTACGGTGCTGCGTGGCTGTGTCGCCTCGAGCTGCAGCATAGGCAAAGTAACCGCGGCCTCACCAATAACATCAATGTGCCCGGCAGCATCTAGGGACAACACAGGAAGGATGACGGCAGCCTGGCCAATAATCCCGGTGGAGCCCTCGGCGGACAGCGCAAGCGCGGCAAGCCTTGCCGTCATGGTGCCATGGATACCGCTCTCTCCAGCGGCCTCCAGGGTCAAAACCGGCAAGGCTTTGGCAAGGGTGCCTATCTGCTCACTAAAGCCTGAGGATGATAGCGTGAGCGCGGGCAGCACTCGATTAAAGGTGGCGTACTCTCCAGCCTCTCCGATGGCGCTTAATGTCAGCGCGGGGAGATCCGCGATCATATTGTTGCCGTTATTGGCGACAAGTGTCAGCGCGGGAAGGGCTTTCTCGAGTGCGCCAAGGCTGCCATTCAGGCCGCTGGCGGAAAGGGTCAGCGCCGGCAGGAATGGATCAGCCTCGCCATTGATCCCCACCTCACCGGAGGCGGTCAGCGTCAGCGCCGGGAGCGTCAGGACACTGCTGTCACCATAGGCGGATATGGTCAGTGATGGGAGATAGGCGTAGCCATCCAGGCCAAGATTGCCGTCAAAGAAGACGATACCCGAGGCGCTCTGTGTCGCGTTCGCGGATTGGGTCGTCGGTGCACCACGGACAGCTACCGCGCTGACAGTCTGTGTTGCGGTTGCTGACTGAGTAGTCGGCGCTCCACGCACAGCGGTAGCGCTGGCATTTTGCGTAGCCGTAGCATTGAGGACGATAGTCGCTAGTACGTCAGCCATGTCATACCCCCGTTATAGTAAAAGGGGCCCGATGGGCCCCGGTAGGGGTTTTTAGGATGCCGGTTCGGTCGGCGTAAAGGTGGAGATCGTGGTCGTCGCAGTGGCTACCAGGCTGGTGCTGCTGAGGTTCATGTCAGCACCGGAGGTACCGATTGACCCATCGATGCGGTAATCCTCGGCGGCGCTGTCTGCGCTACCATCATCCACCAGGGCGCTGTAGAAGCGGAACCAGCCAGCGGTCCCTGTGTTGGCATTGACACCGGACCAGGTTTGACCGGAGTCCTTGGTAATAGAGCCATTGGCGGCAACACTGAGATCCAGACCATTGACGCTATCCACACCGCCTGACAGGTTGGAGTCGACGGTGGTGATAGTAGTAGCGCTTGAGACCACGGTCCAAGCGTTCACGTTGGCACCGGCCCCCATGGGGGCCTTGATGGTCACCGTGTCACCGGATGAGGTCGCAGTGAATCCCGCTACATTCTGACCCTTGTTGATCGCGGCTGCCACATCAGCGGCGGTCTGTGTCAGGCTGGTATTAAACGCCACGGCAGACTCAAGGAGCTCAATCTTCCCGGAGGTTGCGCCAGGCATGCCGATCAAAATGCTGTCGACGGATCCGGAGGCACCTGCTGAAAGCTGCACGGAGCCCACCGCCTGGACCTCGTTGGTATGGGCCCCGCTGCCGACGGTGATGGTTGCCAGTAAGGTACCCGTAGCGGCTGCGTCAGCATTTGCCGGCTGAGTCCCTGAATAGATTTTAATAACCCCTCCGCGCATGGTGCGCTTGAGGGAACCTGTCGCCATTAAGGCGTTGCGTAGCGCGGTAGATAAACGTAGTGACATGTTCCTTCTCCTAGTCGTTGATTATCGAGACATACCGACTTGTCTGCCTGTCGTAATAGGCTGCCCCGGAATCTAACGCGCCGCTGAACTGGTAGCGTGATCCTGTTACATTGATAAGTGTACCACCTGGCAGACCGATGACGATCCCCCCCTCAGTCGTCCATATTGGGACATCATTGGGAAGGCCTGCGGTGTTATCGAACCCAAGCAAGTCAGGCGGGACATAAGCCAGTGTGCCGCTTATCCCTGCCGTGTTGTCACGCTCGAAGTATCCAAGATCGGCCATATCGTCACCAGGTAACCACACGGTACGATCATCGGTTGAAACATAGACCCCATCCTCTGTTGGAGCAATAACGCGGGCACTACTGCCAAGATCAATATAGTCGCGCCTGTCGAACAGCTCCGGGCCGAAGGGTTGGGAGAAAAAGAGATATTGATCCGAGGCTACCAACATGCGGCTGCGGTAGCTGCTTACCAGGTGGCCGGCTGGTGCGGCTGTCAGGATCTCGTCACGGATAGGAATGGACAGGTTCACCCCGTCCCCGTCCATGGTGTAGGTGGTTGTAGAATTTGAAAGGACAGCCACCAGGTAAAGCGTCTCACCGTCTCCGGGTGACATATATAGCTTTTTGGCGATCACGGTAGGGTCGCTGGATACAGCCAGGTCAGTGAAGGCGATCCCGCCCTTTTCGGACAAGGTGATCGCCTCGCGGGAAATAGCACCACCGGAGACCTGGCCATCATCACGGACAAAGACCACGTTAAATAGGTATGTCCCTGCCCGAAGTGCACCGCCTACAGCGGAGGCCTTGCCGGCAACTACTGGTGGAACAAGCCCCCAGGATCGCGGCCCGTTCTGTCCAAGCGCCAGGGCGTCCACACCGTTCGACATGTAGATCACGCCATTGTCATTGGCATAGTAGGACATGGGATCGTCAGATAGGCCAGACTCAAGTGCTTGCGTAGAATAGTCGCTAAGTAGACGGTAAAGGACGCCATCTTTCACAAAAAGGCATCGTTCTTTCTTCGCAAATAGAGAATGCGCCCCGCTCATGGCGGCGACACTAGCATACCCGTCACGGCGTTTTAGGCGTTTTGTCTTAGTGATATCGATGTTATCACCAATCACAAGATCGCCCCGCCCCATTTCCTCCTCACTCTGGCGGTTGGTAAGTCCCCTGAATTGTCGGTAAAGGGTATCCATCAGAATCGTCCATCGTCAGGATCGTAGCTCTTGCGGTGCTGCCACTCCTCATCAATAGCAGATGAGGCGGGCCCAAACTCCTCCTCAAAGAGTGAGTAGGCTGCGGCAGCCTTGGAGGTGTCCTTTATCTCATCGTCATCGATGGAGTAGGCACGGTATCGCATCCAGTGGACCAGCTTCTCGTGGTACCTGGATTTGATCTCGGGGGTGTCCGTTACGTCATTCATGGGTGTCAGCGGTGTTCTGACTACCGTAAGGGACAGAGTGTCCACGACAAGCGGAGTCCGCCATAGACGTAGCGTGTCCGTTTCGAAGTCAGTCATGTAAGCCTCAATGGTGCCGGTAGCTGACTCCCAGTCCATCCCGGTGTCATCGAGGTCCAGGTGACTTATCTGCTGTAGGGGTCTGTTGCGGCTGGCCAGCTTGGCGCGGCGGACAAAGATGACTGACTCATGGAGAGGATAGGATGGCGTATTAGCCAGGACGTTGATCGTACAGACGGCCGCTGTAGTAGAATCGATAAGGAGGCGGGCACGACGGGCCGCCTCCTTTTCTGCTTCATTCAGATATAGGAAAAGCGCCTCATCGCTCCATTTATAGGGAGCTTCAAGGTCGTTATTCTGTATCCGGAACAGCCTGATTATGTCTCCAGCGTTCATATTGCACCTTTATTGCCTCAAAGACCCCATCAGGATCAATGGCAGCGGCACAAATGGCCGCCCCTGTTTTCTCATGAATGGGGCATGACCCACGGCCATGATGTAGTAAGTGGCACGGGTGGCACGGCGCTATCTGACGATCAGGGGTGATAGTAGTCGTGTTCTTCCAGTCTCTTGTAAGGTTAATCTCGGATGAGTGAGACAGCAAGCAGATGGTGTGATTCTCCTCAAAGCTCACGGCGTTAAGGGTGCCGGTCTCAGGGCCAATGACCAGATCCGCATGCTTGGCCAGGGTGAGTACCTGGCGCATGGTCAGCTCACCAGACTGACAGGATACCCTCGGCTCATTTTCCCAGCCTTGCTCCAGGAGGCGACAAAAGTCATCCCCAGTCAGGATGATGTAGGCCTCTGGTAATTCAAGCATGATCCTGGCCATCACATTATCCTGGTATGGGTAGGCCTTGTGATTGCTGGATCCTGACTGTGCCCACAGGATAATGAACTTGTCCTTGATGGCTCCTATCATTTCCCCCGCCCAAAGGTTCTCCTCTGGCGTCTGGAAGAAATGCGGATCAGGATTGAATGGCACCTGTGCAAGCTCATGGGTCCACTCGAGATAATTCCGGTTAAAGTACTTGTGGCGTACCTCATGGGGCCAGCGATAAGCGGCACGATAGACAGGCGGCAGTAGTGTCCCCTCAATGGACTCAGACAGGTTGATCCACTTGTCGTACTGCTTTGCCCAGGTCTGCCAAAACGCATCAAGCTCGGCCTCGGGGATCACCCCCTCATCCTGGATAAACCACTCGTCAATCCGCGGATCTTCACGGAGGACGGAGTAGCCCTTTGGTGTCGTGAGGAAAGTTACCTCATAGCCCTGCTTTTTCAGCTCTGTCAGGATTGAGGAAGCCTGTATCTGATCGCCATAGCCACCATAACGGACCACACAGGCCCGCTTTTTTGTGACAGGCTCCAGGTCGACACGGACCTGCTTGCCGTCTTTACGCTTACGCCATACCTGATAAAAACTGTACTCATTACCAAACTCACCAGGCCCAAGATCCGTATCGCGGACCTCGTTAATGAGTAGATCCCAGCCGCTCTTTTTCCCCAGCATCACCATACGGCGGATAATATCCTCCGGCCGATAGTCATGCTTATGGTCAGGGTTTGCACCCGGCTTCCCTATGTTGGGATAGAGGTCGGCATGCGGCAGATACAGAATAAGGTACCCGCCAGGTTTCAGGACTCGCCACCACTCTGCCAGGGCAGCGTGATAGTTCTGGATATGCTCCAGGAGGTGGGAGCTGAATACATAGTCCATGGTGCCATCACCAAACATGTCCAGTTTCTCGCATGTAGGGGTGCTGACATAGGGGGCTTGTGCTTGCTGGTGTCCCCAGTGGTGTCCATTGTCGACACCGATAGCGGTGGGGATTATCTTGAATGGGCCACAGCCAAGGTCAAGGCCTCTGCCTCGTAACCATCGCAGTGCCAGGTGTTTGATCTTTGCCGATTCGTTGCCTTGTGGATCGCCTGCTCTCCAGACCATTGTAAAACCTCTCTAACGCTTTCCCGGGTTAAAAACAAACCGGCACCCCGGAGGATGCCGGCATAAGGCTACCCCGCCAGATTGGCCGCTACCTGGTCGTCATCGTCGTCCTTTGACTTCTCTGCTGGGGCTGCTTTTGGTTTCGCGGCCTTTTTCTTGGCTGTTGCCGCGGCTTCCTGCTTGGGTTCGCTTCCTGCTGCCTCGGGCTCGCTGCCACCGGCATCGGACTTCGTGTCCGTAGGAGCGTCCTTCTCCGGTTCCTTGCTTCCCGCTTCATCCTTGACGGGATCCTTGTTTGACTCAGGGTCTTTGTTCGGATCGGGATCCGGTTCAGGATCGGTTTTGGGATCGGGGAAGTCTTGGATCGACATTTCCTCAGCATCAAACAGGACGCCACCCTGCTCGTATACTGCCCCATCATTGCCGCCCCATACCTCACCAAAGGGCTCTTTGCGATTAAGACGTTTCTTCATCACATACCTCGCTTGTTTTTACCGAGTCCACCCTCACGGAAGCCATCCGATTGAGTATCGCCGGTAATACCACCCATGCTGTTGGTCGCCTCCTGACCAATATCAGCGCCGTAAGTATCAGAGACACCAGTCATCACACCGCGGTCCGGCATGGGCTTGGTGTCCCCCTCTACCACTCCGTCACCTTTAGGACGGTAATTACTCTCACTCATGATACACCTCCACGGTGCCTGATTAAGGTAAGGGGGTGAAGATCACCCCCTGTGCCTTGAGCTGGTTAAGGTTTAGGTCTGAACAGCGTCGTGCTGTACCTCGTACTCATAGATGATGCGGGCCTTACCGGTCGCATCAGCCAGTGATTTAACGCTAACCTGACCCAGGGCTGCTACCTCCTGGTTAAGTAAAGCGCTTGAGGCATTACCGCCCGCTGCAGTGGTACCCAGGGTGATGCTACCCACAGAGGTAGTACCCACATAGACATCGAAACCGTGCGCGGTAGAAGTACCGGCAGTGGTGACGACGGCATGGGCCGCCTTGAGTTTCATCTTCTGGAATGACCAAAACTTACTATACTCCGTGGTCGCAGCGCCTCCAGCTTCCTGATCGGAAAGCTCTTCACGGCGGACCTCGTGATTGGGATGATCAATTCTGCTTTTCATCGCCTTATCCTCCTAGTTTAAGTGATGCGAAAGGGGAGGTTGCCCTCCCCAATCAGTCCGCTTGGGATTAACCCAGGCTATCCCATTTCAGGATACGGGCCTGTGTTGCGTCAGTGTGGACCAGACCAAAACCGCCCAGGTAGTACCAGGCGATACCCTTGGCTCGACCGTAGTCTCCAGGAATACGGCCACGGATCTCCTCCGGTACCGCTACCCCCTCCGCTACAGTGTCGTCACCGAAGAAGTAAGCCCAGTTACTCTTGGCATTCGCAAAGGTTTCCTTTGCGATATTGGTCTGCTCGACAAAACGGACACCCTCATAGCGGCCAATCTCACCGGCCAGGATCATCTGGAAACCAGGCTGAACATACTGGTGGATAGACTCGAGGTCGTTCTTGAGCTGACGGAAGGTTGAAGGATGGGCGAGACCCACGTAGTCATCGCCGGAGTAACCCGGAATGTTACGCTCCTTCATGGTGTCAACGATCGCCTTAACGTGGTCTTTACCCAGGGCTACGTTATTGGTGCCGCCCACAGTACCGGTGGTACTCAGGGTGATGGCATCAGTCGCGGTGCCTGCGGTTGGGTAAATACGCAGCGGGGTTGCATTGAATTGGGCGTTAGCCTGCAAGTCAAAGAACTTTTTGGCGTCGTTTTTGAGGACCTTGTTAATGATCTCCTTCACAGGATGCTCAGAGAGATCATCCAGTTTGCCGGCATACGGCACACTGTTACCGCCCTCGGTGATGGTCATGGTGCCCTGGACGATCTTAAAGTTCGTCTCAGGCATGGTGTCGGTTTCCGTCAGGGTTGTACCCTGGGTAACCACGTCCTGATACACGTTCCAGTGGAAGGTATCACCCTTATTTTTACCTTGAGCGGCAGCGTCCTTGATATCTGCAAACTGACGGAACTTACAAAGCGGCTGTACCGCTGTGCGGAGTTCCTTAGACAGATTCTTGGCGCTCATGTAACCGCCCAGGGTATTAACTACCCATAGCTGTGACATTGTTATTCTCCCTAAAAAACGCCTGAACTCCTTATGTCGTAAGGGTTCGAGACATTTAAACCAAAATGCTACCGTCGGTGTCCGGGAGGGGTTTTGGCGAGTTCGCGGTCTCTCATCATTTGCTGAATGACATCGCTCTCGGTCTCTTCCGGTTCCTCTGGTTCGCCCTCTGCTTTTGTACCTGCACTGGCAAGGTTATCCATATTGCGCTTGAGGTCCTTCTTCTCCTCGCGGGTCGTCTCTGCTGTTGGTGTAGGGGTTTCCTTCGTTGTGGTGCCGCTTTGTCGGCGTACCCAGGCTCTTGTCCGGTTACCGGCTAATCTCAGGGCTTTATCGAGAGGCATATCAGGATCATCCTCTTGAATCTGCACCAGAAAATCATCCGCTACACGGGAGAGGTGTGGGTCGCTCGTGACATCGCTGAACCGCGCAGAAAACTCCTGCATCACGCTCTCGACCTTGAGCTGCTTGCTTACATCACTCCTTACCTGTGCTGTCAAAGCATCTAGGTCCACATCCTGGCGGGTAGCTTGTTCGCGCCCTCCTAGTAATGTCGCTAGTGCCTTCTTGCTTTCTTCCTCGTCGCCGGAATACATGGCGTCGATGAAGGACTGGGCGGCGGCCTCGAGGTCCGAGGATGGCTGCCCTTGTTTGGTAGGGTCAAGGTCTACATCCTTGGCCCCACCAGAATCCAGTTGTTGTTCCCGCTCCTTGAGGCGCTGCTCGCGCTCATCAAGCTCACGGGCTCGATGTGCCGCCTGCTCCAGGCGTTTCGATGCGGCGCTGTCTTTCTGAAAGCCCCGCTTTACCTGGTCGATGGTTAAATATTGGATCTCTCCATCAATCTTGACCGGTATCCGGGTCTTGCTGGCCGCTTCATCGTCAAGTACATCATAGTCCAAATTTGAAAGAGGTGGTTCATCTTCCTCCTCTTCCTCCTTGGCTTTGGGGGCTGGGGTGGGCTCTTCCTCCTCCTCTTCCTCCTTGGCTTTCGGTTTTGCGGCGGGTGTCGGTGACGGCTCCTCCTCTTCTTCTTCCTGTTTTTGTGCCGGTTTTGGGGCAGGATCGGACGCCCGTTCCTCATCGATATCATCGACACCGGGCTCTTTCGGCTTTTCAATGCCGAAATCTACCCCCTCCTCCTCTTGCTGCTGGAGCATGTGGCGCGTCGCCACACTCTCAAGGGCACCAAGGCGGTCCTCAGCCACGGTTTTCAGTGGCACCTGGATCTCTTCTTCTTGCCCGCCCTCTCCTGGGGTAGGCGCGTCCGGATGGATAGCGTCTGTAGCCATGTCTCTAGTCCTCTGTATGGTCTGAATCGATTAGTTCTTGCTGGGTATTTCTTCCGTTTTCGATCACTTCTTCGATCCAAAGCTGGAAGCGTTCAACCAGGCCGACACCATGCTGTAATTCCATGATGGCAGCCTCGAAGGACTGAGAGTCATCGTAATCACTTCGTTTTATCGTTTTGAGTTTTTCTACTGCAGCGATCGCCTCATCAGTAGCACGATCAACAAGATACCGACCAAGGTCAGTATTAAGAAACTGCTCAGCGTCAAGCCCAAGGGCTACCTCGTGGCGGAGTTTGTTGCGCTCGTCATCAGTCAGCATTAATCAAACTCCTGTGTCTCGATGCCTTGATATGGGCTTTGCCCGGTACTGGGGACAGGCGGCTCCATGGGACTGGTGTTCTCGCGGGCCTGGGCATACTCATCATGGTCAGGATCGCCCGGGCCTTGCTCGTCATGGTCGGGATCATACATCCCGTTGTTCCTGCCATAGGACTCGATAAGACCAGGTGATGAGCCAAGGCTTGGCGGTGGGAGTCTCTGCCAGCCACTTGCCTCCAGGATGTTGTCCGCGATCGGCGTAAGCTCCGGTACCGCGGCAATGTTCTCGGCGGCCTGAATGGCAGCAAAGCGTGACTCCACTCCTTTTTGCATGGTGGCGGCGTTGATACTTTGCGCCTCGGCCAGTAGCTTCTCCACTTTGGCGTCGATGATCTCCTGTGGCTCCTTGGCCTGGAGTGCCTGCTGTAGCTGTTCGACCATCTTCATCAGCTCCATGACTCGCGGATCCTCATTACCGCGGAGACTGGAGAAGAACCGCGCCCCATCCTTATAACCCAGTTTACCAAATAGCTCCTTGACCACCTCATCCAGGTCGATATCACTGGTAAGGCGCTCTCCGAGTATCTTGGTCAGTGAGCTAAGGCCGTAGATGAATTTCTCCACCTGCTGGGCTGGGTTGCTGGTACCGATGCCGACATTGGTGGTGATAAAGAAGCGTTGATCAAGGAACCCGTCGGGAAGGGTTTGGATGACACCCTCCGGTAGTCCTAGCTGTTGGTTGATCTTGATGTACCTGGAGGCGGCGGCCAGATAGTCCTCATTAGTCTCATAGGTTTTGATGAGGGCAGCAATGTGTCGGAGTGTGGGCTCAACCCAGGTGTAAGTGAAGGTGGATAACTGCAGCTCCCCCACCTGTCCGGCAGAGTTCGCCAGGAGGTTCATGCCTCCCACCGTCTCGTTCATCTTGCGATTGGCCTGGACACTGGACCCTGAGAAGGTCCCGGCCAGGTCATCGAAGTCCAGATTAAGCCGGTCCTGCTCCTGGTATGAGGAGCTGGTGACATCGTTGGTCTCCACCACCTTCACATCCTTCTCAGGGTCGACCATGAGGGTGGAGGATCCGGGAGAGTTTCGACGTAGCGATCGCAAGTCCACCTGTCTGTTGCGCTTGACGAAATAACGCTTGTTCAGCACAAAGCGGACATTATCCAGGCGAAGGTTGGCGATATCATTGGCCTCAGACTGCACGTCACGGGTCAGCTCTGGGATCGTGGTCGGGTAGAGTCGGTGGGGTTCGATGATGACAAAGCCGTAGGTAAACGGCCTCATACCATGATGGTATACCTCCTTGAGCGGTACCGGGTCGGTCAGTCTGTCCTCCATCCCAAGGGTATAGAAAACCATGTCCTTCCCCTTTGGTCCGCGCATGATGAATTCATGAACCCACACGATCTCAAAGTCAGACACATCGCCGGCTGTGTCCGTTGAGTCGGTGCGGTTCTTCTCGCGGGCCATCCGCAAGCTGTCATAGGTGTTTTTGGTGGCTGCCTTTATCTGTCCATCAGTTAGCGGCTTCCACTTGGGTTGTCCTGTCTTGGGGTTTACCTCAGCCATCCGCTCCTTCACATCCATGACATACATGGGAATCATGCGGATAACGTAGGGGGAGGTATTAATCGGGTCGTACCACTTTGCACTCTTGGCAAAGCGGATGTTCTCAGGCGGCTGCAGGTCTACCGCTGGGCGGTCTATACCCAGCTCCTCATCATACTCCCAGTGGTTGTATGAACAGATGACCCCGACGGTCTGCGCCTCTTCATAGGCACCATTGAGGATAAGGAACCACGGGATCCCCTCCTCCGGTACATCATTGGACAGGCGGCGTCTCATCAGGTATTTGAGCCCTTCCGCCCCCAGCTTGTTAAAGATATCGTCCTCATCGGTGGGGCGGACATTCACCGCGTCCTCGGTAGAGAAGAAGGCGGCAGCACACAGCGCGGTATTCTTGCGGATGGCGGATCGTGTCTTTGGTCGGAAGTACTTGGAGCGTGTCCGGTAGGCCTCAGAATTGTACTTACTACCAGGCGGGTGCTTGCCCTGGTATTGAAGGATTGACCTCTCCATCTGTCTGCGGATGTTGGAATCAAAGTAGTCGGAACTGGAAGTAAAGGCAGACCGCGCCCGCTCCATCCATTGATCCTTGTTGTGATCTTCCTCGGCCATGGCGCTACCTATTTGTCAGCGTTGAATCGTCCAGCAAAGTCGGTGTGGAGCTGGTCATATTCATCTTCTTTAAAACGGCCACGCGCCAGATGGTAGCGTTCCAAAATCTCACCGCCCGCCTTCATCACCTCTTTCATGCGGACATCATGCTGCAAGTCCTTCAAGTGTAGGACAAAACCCTCTCGACCCGATAGTCTGAGGTTTCGTATAGTGGCGATCCCGGTCCTCGCCTCAGCGGTTACAGCCCAAAGATGGCCAGGATAATGCTTATGTAATGCCTCCGCTATCCACTTTGACATATCATAGTCAGCGGGGGTGATGTGTGAGGGAGCTTCCCCCATATTGAATAGGCCCTGTCCCATGTCACTCCTCCCAGTCCGGCTCGGTTTCGGACTGCACCAGGTTGTTTTTGTCTCTATCAGAAAGCCACATGTACTCCTTGAGAGAGTACATCCCCTTGATAGCCTCCGGTAGCTCGTCGTAGCGCTTATTCCCTGTTGAAGGGATTAATGGTACATCAGAATAGCTACCGTCATCAGCATCAGACTCCGGTGTCTTCTGGTCCATAAGGTCCTAGCCCCGCCTTAAAGCGGCGCTGTCCACCGCCAAATTCATACCCGTCCGCGTACTCGTCCTGGGGTTCAGGATCTACGCGGTCCACCTCTTCGCCCCAAAGCGTCTCGGAGCTAGTCACTGTCTCGTCTGGATTAGCCATTAGATACCGTCCTCATATACCTCAGGTTCAAGATCAAATTCACTGACAATAATAGGCGCTTTATAGTCCATGTCATGGATGCGGCTGGCAGCGTCAAGGAAATCATCATGCACAGCAAAGGGATAAACCAGGTACTCCTCGAGAAATCCCTTATTCAGACTATAGATGTTACCCTCATGATCGCGCCTCCTCACAGGTCTCATGATGCGATAAGGCTGACCTATGTCCCGCATCTTCTTCTGTTTTGCTGTCTCCCCGCCATCCTTGATCAGCCTGGGGAGGTAGAACTTGCCGTGTGAAAAGTCAGGGTAGAGACGCTGGATGCGGTCGTACTTGCTGCCGGGTCCCTCGTTTGGCCAGGCCAGCTCCTTGATCTCGAAACTGTCCTGATCCTCCTCCATCTTCTCCTCAAAATGCTCTATGTCACTGCGCATGCCGTAGCGCTCGTAACCCACCTCCACGGTCTGAACTCCGGGCTGGTTCATCCAGTGACGGCGGAGATTCTTGATCGCGGTCCACCTCTCGCGGAGGTTCATCTTGTGGTGGTACCCATCAAGTAGATACTTGTTCAGGCCAGCATCGACACCGATCACAGCGATCGCGGTCCGGTCGCTGCCCTTCTTCTTGGAGGAGGCTGGATCACAGAGGATGTAGATATTGAGCGTTGCCGGCCTGATATCGATGAACTTGAGGTGTCCCTTGTTGAATAGCGCCTCGGCTCCTGCTGCCGGGTTCTGTAGCATCTGACAGGCGATCGTCGCCGGTCCCTGTTTGAGTTTCTTCTCAAGCCAGGCCTCCTCTGTCAGGAAGACAGGCGTCCCCTCCGGTCTGCCGTCATCGGTAGCCGGGTAGATCCGCGGGATGAGGGCCTTACGCTCCAGGATGACGTGGTAGGTGTCACCGAAGTGGTAGCGGGTGCCAATATGCCAGGACCGGCCGCTGCTGCCATCCTCTTGGCGGGCCCCAAGGTTGTCGGACAGCTCCCAAGCCTCGGTAACCTTGGCAATCTGCTCGGGAGTGTTGACGCTCTCCTTGGTCACCACGTCGTCATAGACGCGGAGCATGAAGTGGGCACCGGTTGGCATGCCATCGACCAGGCCATGCGCCTCGATGGTTGCCTCCTTGGGGTTGCTCTTACGGCAGACAGTAAGCCCTTTCTCCTCACTCCAGCGCGGTGATTGCTTGCGCGGGTGGGCAAAGAAGATATCAGGGTAGGTGTGGATCAGGTCATCATTCCCCTCCAGCTCGCGCTTGATCTGCGCCATGAACTTGCGGCTGACCTGCTTGGTATGGGAGAAGATGCCGATGGTGATCTCAGGGTTCTTGATGATCTCCTGGATGATGCCGGCAAAGGTGATGATGGTCGACTTGTAATGTTCGCGGGCCCACAGGTCAAGGTAGCCGTCTGGATTCTCCTCAACCTCTCGGCACCTGGCATATAACCACGGATGCAGGGCATCGACACGGTGAAGGATGCGAACCAGGAGGTAATAGCGATCCGCTTTGGCCAGGGCGCGGATGCCATGCCACCCAAACTCATCCTCTACCATCTTCCAGAAATGGGTAACCGCCCAAAATGGGGCCGTCTTTATCCGCTCCAGGATATGAGGGGGTATCTCAATATCCTGGATCTCTCCGGGTTCGAGTATCTTCTCTTTTATCTGCGCGTCTGACATTTCAGGTCAAGCTCCCACTTCCCCTTGAGTCCGCTACCGGCATCCGCCTCGATGATGGCGGTATAGCTAGACCCGGAGGTGAGGACAAGAACATCCTCTAGGGTTGCCCGGTACCGGCCGTTTGAGCCAGTCACATAGGTCATGGTTGTCGGCCATGCCTGTCCGGATACCTCGACACCACTGGAGTCCTTGAGCGTCACTGTAACTGTGGCGGCGTTCTCATAGTCGCCAGTGGCCACCCCTTGCAACCCCACCAGTTCAAGGATGTGGTCGTTTCCTTCATAGATTAACTGTACTGAACTCATGGCAATAGTCCCTTGGTTGTCGTGACTGCAGGGTCCACAGTCGCCTCACTTATCGCTACGGATGGGCCTATGTAGTTAGTGCCCGCTAACGCTGTAGTTACCGACGGATATGAATATTGTAGCGCCGGTTTGAGTTTATAGCTCGCCTGTATGGATGGTTCCACATGGAACCTTTCCGCGATCAACAAGGCATCCAGCTTATGCAGCGTCGGGATCGCCACCATTTCAGCGGTAGCGCGGAGCGTCACCGTGACATGGGTATCAATGTAAGCGTACTGGGTGGCGATACCTGTCTGAGTGGTGGATCCGTATAGCAACTGGGTAAGAATAGCGCCCTGTGTTGCTACCCCTTGCTGGATGGTCTGGCCGCCTCTTATGGCCGACGGGACAGCCTGGAGGGTTGCGGTTGCTGCTGCTGTCAGAGATCCACTCTGTCCCCTGGTGCCGTTGGCTTGCTGTGTGGCGTCACCCTGCTGAGTGGTTGCCCCCGCATAGTCGACGGTCGGGATAGCGTTTAGTGTGGCTGTGGCCAGGAGGATCGCATTGCCCTCTGCGGTCCCTTGAATTTGTCCGGTCGCTACGACGGTGGCGGTGCCGGTTTGTATCGTGTTGCCTGTGTGATCAGCCTGGGCATTGGCTACCTGTGTCGCTACAGCTTGCGCGATAAGGGTGGCGCTGGCCTGTTTCGTGGCGATAGCGGTCTGTGTACCGGTGGCGGACATGACAGCCACAGCGGCGATCTGGCTCCGTCCCGTGGCCACCAGGGTAGCAACTGCAGACAGGGAGATAGAGGCGCTGGCAATTTTGACCGGTGCGGCCACCTGTGTGGCGGTGGCGGTCATGATGCACTGACCCGTCACGATACGGCCGCCTGTGGCTACCTGGGTGGCGACACCTGTCTGTGAGGTAGCGCCTACATGGTCAGCTTGTGCGGTGGCCTGGAGGGTAGCCGTGCCGGTCTGGATGGTGGTGCCAAGGACAGTACCGAGAGTGGACCCAGTAGCCACCAAGGTGGCGATACCCTGCTGAGTCGTCGCCCCTACCGCGTCAATGTTGGCGGTGACTGTCTGTGTCGCCAGGCCGGTCTGAGTCGTGGTTCCTTGATGATCTGCTACCGCTGCGCTCACCTGGGTGGCGATACCCTGCTGAATGACCGCACCGGCATAGGTGACCACAGCATTCCCGACCTGGGTGGCGAGGCCCTGGTAGATGACGGCACCGGAGTAGTCGACATTGGCGCTGACTATCTGTGTTGCGGTGCCGGTTTGAACCGTTGTCCCGGTTATCAGTCCGCCTACCTGGCCGCTGGCTACCAGGGTGGCGATCGCTGACTGGGTGATAGATCCGCTGTAGTCCGCTGTGGCGTTGGCGTTCAGGGTGGCTATGGCCTGCTGTACGGCAGCGGCGGAGTAATTCGCTATAGCAGAGGCCACCTGTGTGGCGATCCCCTGCTGTGTGGTAGAGGCCGCATGCTCTACCTGACCATTTGCCACCATGGTGGCTATGGCGCTCTGAGTGATGACACCGGTCTTTTCCAGGACGGCCGTAGCAACCTGTGTGGCTACCCCCTGCTGGGTGGTGCTGCCAGGCAAGTCCAGGACACCGGTAGCTGTCAGTGTGGCTATGGCTGACTGGGTAGTGATGCCTACCGCGTCGACGTTGCCCACTACGGTCTGAGTGGCGATCCCCTGCTGGGTGGTGTTGCCCAAGGTAGGAGTGATCCCAGTGCTGCCAGTAGCTACCATGGTAGCGGTGGCGGTCTGTACGGTCCTGGCGCTGCGCTTGATGCCGACGGTAAAGGAGGCCCATCCCTCAGCGGCGGACAGGGTGAAATCAGCGGTACCTGTAGCTCCTGCTCCAGGCTCATGCCATCCACCACCAGCACTGACACCACCAGCTCCCCAGTCTGCCGTCCTGGAGAACAGGCCGCGGACACCGGCAGGGAAACCGGCATCGAACTGGGCATCTATGTGGTCACAGGCAAACAGGCGCAATACCAGGGTGTCAGCCCCGGCCATGGTGGCGGTCGGACAGGTGACAGCGGTACCGCTTCCCGTGCTGGTAGCGTAGGCGTCGACGGGTGAGACGTTATCGTAGAGTTCCCCATCAAGCGCGATCATCTGCGCATACATGGTTTCAGCGGAGCCAATGCTTGCGCTGTAAGAGACTGGGGTAGCGGCATCCGCGGCGGTGGCCTTCTTCCAGAACAGATTACCGGTACAGGATCCGTCAGAGATATCACCTGTGACAGAGGTGAAGCCGGTCACCGTGATGGTCTCGCTGCCGCCATCAGTGGCACAGAACAGGAGGAGAAGATCGCCCTCTTTAGGTGTCAGGGCGAACTGGAGGGTATGGCTTGTGGATGATCCGGCTACATTGGAGGGGAAGCCATTGGTGACTATCTGGCGGACATAGCCTAGCGGCTGGTTCCAATTCTGGTGAAAATCAAACGGGTTGCTGGAGATAACAGTCGCGGCGGTGTCAATCACCGTAGTGGTGAAACCCTCAAATCGATTGAGGGTGGTGTCGGCATTCTGGTTGCCGACGACATTACCCTGGTCCCAGGCAAAGTTAGTTTGATTCGATACGGTAGTAACAGACAGATAAGAGTCAAGGGTAGAGGAGATCCCGGTATAGGCCTGCCATCTGCCGGCGGTCACATTACCAACAATGGACCGGTTATTCGTGTAGTCCCAGGTCAGCCCGTGGTAAACATCCGTCCCAAGGGATGCGGAGGTGTTAATGGTAGAGGTGAACCCGGTGTACTTGGTGATGTAATAGTTAGGGCTAGAGAAATTAAGCATCACCGACCCGTCACCAGTCCATGCGGCTGGGCTTATTCCGGCAATACTGTCCTTGATAGTGGCGGTGAAACCAAGATATCTATCCAGCTTGTTGGCATACCGTGACTCACCAAGACAGATATCACCCTCAAGCCATACTACAGAGCTCATCCCCACATCATTCGTGTTCAGTGTGGAGCTAACTACCAGGGTAGTGCTGAAACCGTCATACCAGTAAGCCACTGCCTGGTAGGCACTTCCGACTATGCTATATGTCCCGACTATCAGGTCAGTGGTGTCGTTCCCGGTGGTGGGATACCAGCCGGCATACTGGGTAGCGACACCGGTCTGTGTGGTGGATCCAAGGACATAGGGCTCACTGGTATCTGCAGAGATATAGCCGCCCTCAGTGGACGCCACCAAGTAACTGGACACAATGGTAGTGGTGAAACCGCTGTACCTGGTGATGTAGTGGGTGGAGGTGTTGGAACCGATGAGATCCTGGTAATAGGAGGTGATATCCCCGTCATTGACCAGACTTAGAGAGGTCGTAATGGTGGAGGTGAACCCCGCCATTTCATAGGTTTCGTCGTAGAATGTCTCCTGATACCGGAGGTTGTTGTCGCGCCAGTCAAGGCCGGCATTTGTCCAAATTGGCCCAAAGAATGAGGAGTTAATAGTGGAGCTAAAACCAGACTGCCGAATCACGGTGTCAGAGGTGGACACCTTCTTGCAGTGGATGACATTACCAGACTCGTCCAGGACCATCTGATAGGACAAGATCCTGGTGTCCTCCAGACTTCCTACAGGGTAATAATCAAGGACCCATGTAAAATCAAAACCCTGATATTTGCTGTGCGTAACCCCGTCGTTGACGTAGAAAATGCCGTTCTTAAAGTCGGTACCATAAACATTGGCCGGAGAGTAAGCGCTATCCAGAATGGTGGAAGTGAAGCCCTGGGTATACTCAGCACCTTGCTGTCCGTCATTGAAGGCGTAGACCATGCCGTCTATTCCTTCATGCACAGATCCCGCGGGGTTAGCCTCCATCCTGGCGTAGCCACGCATTTCAATGACAGCCGATCCAGCGGAGGCGATCGCATCATCCGCTATGGCGCTTCCGGAATAGAGGTTGGTCTGTATTGAGGTCAGGATCGTGGAGCTAAACCCGGAGAACTTAATCACCTCACCAACAATTGTCGCGCTATAGGTGGCATCATCGGACAGCATGTTGCCGTCAGCATCAATTGCCAGGCCTAGAGATATCCCGGCCGGAGCGGCGAAAGAGTTACTGATCGTGGTGGTAAACCCGGAGGTATGGACGTACTTGCTCAGGGTATTGTTATAGACATAGGCCCCTGTGTCACCAGACCACTCCCATTCATAGCCGTACCAGGCCTCTGAGTTATGGGTAAGACTGGTTACCAAGGTGCCGGTGTAGCCTGACCACTTGTATACCTTCAAGTCATCAGAGAACAGCGCATCACCGTCCGTCACATGCCAAGAGGCATCCCTGACGGGCGTCATGGTGGCATGTGAGGCGGTGGACTTTATGGTCTCGGTGAAGCCGTGGAACCGGGTAAAGATGTTTGTATTCGAGTTCTCGCCGTAAAAGTCACCGTCAGGTGTCCAGGTCGCGGGCAATAGGTTGGTAGCCACATGCGATCCGGTGATCGTCGTGGTAAACCCGGAGAACTGGAACCACCGCGGTACATTAAGGGAATACTCGACGTACAGATTTGACATTATTCAATCCCGTGAATATGTGCCTGGATAATGTCACAGTCAGCATAGAGCTGGTATCCAAGCTCTCGCAGTCTGTCACAGAAAAAGAAATCCTCACCCTTGGCCATCAGTCCCATGTCGTCGTACTTCTCCAGGAAGTAAGGCGGCCGTAGCTTCATTAGTACATCACGGCGGATCAGCATACCGGCCCCACCTACAGCGTCACACTTCTGGAGCCCGGATCCTGGTCTGAATGGGTGGTGTTGCTTGTAACCGTCCTCCTCCTCTACATAGTCAAGCACCAGGACACCATGCTCTCCGTTCTTCCACTGTTCGGATGGGGCAGAGACAAAGGGGAGGTTGTGGGCAAGCAGGCGGTCGACGGTCCCCTGCACCGGCACATTGTCTGAGTCCAGGAAAAAGATGTGAGTACAGTCTGTTTTCAGGAACTCGATGATCTGCAGGTTGCGGTTATGGACCACCGGCATGGGCTGGATGATGGGCAGGAAGACAGCCCTCCCCGCCATCATTGACAGCTCATGCAGCAACCACACCACCGTCTCGGCCCGCATATTCCCCCTGGTTGGGGTGGAGATACAGACCTTAGCCTTGTCCATTCTTGCGCCCTTTTCCCAGGGTGCCGGCCTTGGCTGCCTCAGTGCGCTCCAGGATGGTCCTGGCCTTCATGCGCGGCTTATTGACCCCGCGGACCTCGCTGTTATGGTCGATAGCGGCCTCCTCCTCGGCGGTGGTAGGCATGCCCAGCTTTTTCTTGTCCATGATGAAGCGGACACGCTCAGGGTCGGTGATGACGTACTCAGGAGCACCCTTTCGGACATTCCACTCATCCATTTCCGCGTCAGCCTCATCCACGTCCACGATCTCCATGTCGGGGTCAGCGGCGTAGGCGTTAGCCAGCTCATCAGGTAGCGCGATATAGCACCATTCCACCTCACCACCATCAGCCAGGTGGCCGGAGTAGGCACCGTGTCCACCAAGTCGACCAGGACCAATGCCGTAGGTCTCAATCTCCTGTGCATTGTAGCGGGCAGGGTAGACCATGCCTTTCCCGGGAGGACCGCGGCGGATTGTTACTCTTACCATCTGCATAGCCATGTAGCTTTCTCCTCATACAAAAAAGGCGGCAGAGTCATGAACTCCCCCGCCTTTGGTTGGTGGTCTCTGCCGATTAATCCAGGACGATGCTGTACTCACCGGCATTGAACTTGAAGGTATCACCGGACCCGATGACTTTACTCGCTGACAGGGTCCCATGGAACAGCACGGTACCACCCGTGGCAGCGTTACACAGTGCGGCATGGGTGACGGTGCCCCAGGCAGCGGTCGCTTGTGGAAAGCTGATCGCGCCGCTGTTGGTGCTGGTACCCGCTGCAGCGGTCCCAAAGGTTGCGGTAGTACGTGCATAAGCGCCACCGGACACCTCCGAGGTCTGTGTGTTTGACTCCAGGCCGGCGTCTGCCGTCCAAAGACCCACGTAGATGTTAGTCGGTTGCGCGTAGCTTCCCACCTTCAATACGTGGTCCAGTAGCTCATTCTCTAACAGGTTACTAAATGCAGCCATGACTATTTACTCCTTGGTTTCCGGGTTGTTGAGGATCTGCCGAATCCCTGCCTTGTCACCGTTGCACTTGGTAAGGGCCTCGTCGTAGTGAATAATAATAACCCCACATTCCCCCCATGTCGCATTATCCGGGATCGGTGGAGACTCCGTCTTGTCCGTTAAGTAACCCGGCACAATCGGTGGGGGTTTGTCCGGCTTGACTCCGTGAAGGCAAGCACTTAATGATAATGCCACGATAATCATCAGGCATACGTTTCGAAGTACATTCATCGTTCTTTCCCGCCTCCCTTAGTTTCTTCTCCAGGTTGTTGGCGTACTTGGTCACTCTGGAGTTATTCCGCTGCACCTGAGTAAGCACAGCCCCGACTCGCTTCTGTTCCTTGATAAGGGCATTGTAGGACTGGGTGAGATCCGAGATCTTGTCGTCCTTCTCCTTAATGTCCTTCTTGGCTCGACTCAATTGGGCATCAATGCGCCCGTTCTCCTTGAGTGAATGCTTGAGGGTGTACCCAAGTCCTACCGACGTGGTAAGCAGGACACCGCCAATAATGAGGATCACCTTCATCGCTATGGGATTCGCTAACAGTTTGCCGATCATTGCCTTCTCTCCTCTATAGGGAACCGACTACCAAGATCACCAGCATCGCCACCAGGAGGATCATGCTCTGAGTAAAACTACTCATCAGACATGAATCGTGGTGGTGGCGTGTCGACCTGGTTAGAGCCAGGTTTACCTGGTGTTGTCTCCTCATAATCTGTTCCTTTGATGCGGTCCTCCCTATCCCGTGACCACTTATACAGGCCGATAGCCGTGGCCAGGAGCCCGACGACAATGCCGTAGGCGGTAACGGTACCGGATGGGATGTTTGGAGGGTGATGGAAAACGATAAAAGTGACGTAGGTGATCATGATGACAGCCCAAAGCAGGACAAGCCGACGGATCAACTTGTGTTGTTCCACCAGGGTGCCAAGGGTCTTGAACATGTCAGTATGTCCACACATTGGGACGCTGTGGCCAGCCGTCGCGGGGTCGCAAGCTATCGATGTGGATAAATCCCTGCCCGTGACGGACCTTAACCCCTATACCGGTGAAGCCAAGGCTCATGGCCACCTGGAGAAGGCGGTAGGCGCTTTGTCCGTTGACCCTGCAGTCTGTCGCCTTGCCCTTAGTATGGGGTCCATTTCCAGGGTTGGCGCTGGTCCCTATCTGGCGATCGTGGTTCTCGCACCGAAAGCCCGAGGAAATGTAAATCGGCTCCCCCAGTAGTTCGCGCAATTGGACCATTCTCTCCATGTGTTCGTTGTCCATTAACATCTGGCCACAGCCGCATGGACAAGTCAGCTCCTCCATAGAGAAATGAGGCCAGGGTGATGGTGTACTCATAGCTCCCTCCTACTACTTTTTTTTTACGGTGGTGTGCTTATTGCACATCGCGGCAGAACTCTGGATGTAAAGAATCTGGTCCTCAAGGCGGTCCAGCTTATCCTCCAGTGACCTTACTCGCTCATCCTCAAAGCTCTTGTATTCCTTCATCTGGCGCTCAGTCCATGCCTCTTTCTCAAAGGACTTATCCATCTTGTGGTCGATGAGTCCATTAAGGTGATACAGGGCACCGGCCCCGAGGGTCAACATTAGCGCCACCACAGTAGCCGCTGACTTAACGTCTAGCGTCTGGCGATCGTCAGAGTCAGGCATGATTCTCTCCTTGAGTTCAATGCCTGCGCCACCAGGTAGCAGACCGTTAATGTAAAAGCTCTTTGTTCTCGAGTGCTTTCATGCGGCGGTCTATCTCATCCCAGCTACCTAGCTTATGCTCATGCTCGTGCTTAACCGGGTTGTCTTGATCGCCACCAACAATCAATTTATCACCGTACAGTTTAGGCAGGACCTTGGAGAGTAGCCACTTCCGGACATCAGCCCTAAGTCTTGAGCGCTGGATAGCTTCGCCATTAACCTGCCACCCTATTATTCCCCCTTCCTTGTCCATTTTCTCCATCCAGTCATTGGTGCCGTCATCAGCCACTTCCAGGATCTCATCAGCCCATCCAAAGGCCTTGATCCTTAGCGCTGTTTCGTACTGGTCCGAAAAAAACTTGAGCTCAGGGTGCGCGTCCTCCCGTTTCCCCTCCAGTACCCACCTGAAAACCGTACTCTTGGCGGGCATGTCAGGGTCAGAACAAATAGACCTGACACTCTCACCACTGGCCAAGCGGCCCAGTAAATCAGCGGTCAGCTCGGGTCCATATTCTCCGGGTCGTCCGTTCTTGAGGCGGCCCTTTGCACACTGTCTTGAGGTTGCTGTGTGGGTAACTCGGGCTGTGATCGTCTTTCCCTTCTGCGCTGACCGCTTCTTTTTGGAACCGGCAGCGCCCTTTTTGCTGGGTGGCTGCTCCATGGTTTTCTACTCGGTAAATGGCTCATAGGGCGAGTATAGCATTGACAGAAAACACAAAAGGGGTGCTTTAAGGTTTTCTGTCATGCCAGACAATAGGACACATGTCAGTGACAGGACATAGGACAAGGGGATAGGACAGACATAAAAAACCCCTCCGGAGAGGGGTCTGCCCGCGGCTAGTGGGCTGGTGGCAAGCCAAGGTGATGGGGTGGTCTAGGTATAAATAACAGCACCCTTACCAAAGTCTGTCAAGAATATTTGATCCTCATCGTATAACTCGTTGATTGCCTTGGTGGCACCATCCAGGAGCCCATAGTCATCAAAAACCATCACCCCACCCTTTACCATCATGGGCCCAAGCGCCTGGACAGTCTCCGTGATAGAGCGGTACTGATCACAGTCGACATGGACAAAGGCGATAGGCGGCATTTCTATCATGCTGTCAGGAAAGACTCCTTTGGTGATGATGGCGTCAGGGATAGCCTGAGTCACAATCTCCAGGGATGTGTCATTGAAATCACCGACGGGATGACCGTCACCCTTCTCTGGCTCTGAGTAGGGGATCCCCTCAAAAGTGTCATACAAGTACAGGGGGCGGTTCTGTTCCCGTGCCACTTCATTGAGCTGGTAGGCAGTCCCTCCCCTGAATACCCCCACCTCGACAAAGCACCCATCAGGGGTATAAGAGGCGATATTACAGAGGCTCATGATTGCGCCAGGGTGCACCACTGATATGGGGCCAGGCTTTAACTGGTAAAATCCTTTCTTGAAGGGCTTGCTCATTGGGTTATCTACTCCATCTGACTGTTGTTGTTGGCGGCTGAGTTGCTGACCTTACCCTTTACACTTATCCTGTCTGTGGGCGATCATCCAGCTTATACAAGGCATCGAGGACGCAATGCTTGCACACATCGCCTTTATTTGCTGTCCCATCGATCGCTGTCAATATCTCAACCCTCAGCTCCACGTTGTTCCTTTTAATGGTTGCGCCAAGCCGTTCACCTGGGACGTTACTGACTATCGAATTGTCTCTGGTGATCTCATTGCCGCAAAGGTCACAAAATACTTTAATCATTTGTGCTTTCTCCCACTAAAATCTCCTGGAATGAAAAGGGCACCGCTTACCGAAATGGACCCGAGGGCGCATGTAGATACCAGTGCACCGCTGATACTCTCTCACATCCGGGAAGTAGGGCCAGATCCAGAACTCTCTCCCGGCGTTCCAGCTCCTCATCCCGTCCACCTGGGTCTCTGCTTGCTGATAGGTAAAGCCACCAATCACCAGGTCACCACCATACAGGAGGGCGTCCTTGAGTACTACCTCCCAAGACATACACAGGGCTCCAATGGCGCGGAGGACCTGACACCAAAACCAGGCTGATAAGGCTGTGAATGATATCGTGATAATGATGAGTACAAAGGTGTGCATGCGTCACCCCCCACTCTTTTGGCGACGGTTATAGCATCCGCTACATATCCAGTAGCCCTTGAAATAATGCCACCCACCAAGGACCTCCAAGATCACACTCTCTAGGATTCCGGTCTCAATAGACAGATCTTTGATTGCGGATGCAAGCCTATGTATGTCGCTCATATCTGCATATCCTCCGGGTACTTGGTCGCCAGGGGGCGGTAGTCATCGCCTGCCTTCTTGCCACAGGCAGAACATTCCATGTCCGGGATGACGTTCTGGTGAAAATGTGCGTCATCATAGCCATAGCCTTCCTCTTCATAGCCGCAATGCTCACACTCATAGATCGCATGGAAGTCACGGCGGCTCTGGCTAAGGATTTTCTTTATTTTCACGGATCCGCTCCTCTCCGCGATCAACCCTTTCTATCTCTGCCAGGAGAAGGGCCGCGGCCTTTATTAAATTGCGTCGACGTGAGGAAGGTTTCCACCAGCTACTTGACCACGGCCAAGCGCCATGTAGCCTCACTCCCATGGCGTAGCAGCCAGCCGCAAAAGCCAGCTCATACTCCTGGTATTGATCGTCATGGGCCGGGGTGAACCCCTCTTTTTCCACCTGGCGGACACGCTCAGCCAGGACATCGGTGACAGCTTTCGACTGTCCCATCTTGGTAATACTGAAATCATCGGCCATCATACCACTCCTGTGATGCTATGTTCTTGACGTGGACGGAAGTTATACCTTTGTGAATTTATGGTTTGGCTTGATATTTCTGTGTAGGAATGAACCTACAGATTTTGCCTCTTTCATAGAGTCGAAGGTTTCGGCTGAGACCCCATGGTAGTGATAGGTACCACCATTCTTGAAGCGGACAATAAGGGTGTCGCCAGTGTGGCCGATGGACTCAATTTGTCCCGATTTTACATCGTGCATAGTGGTCATTTCTTGCTCCTCAGCTATCTGCATCCATGGCGGCTTGAATACGGTCAAGGTCCTTAACGATACTCAAGATCCCTCTCGTGTAGTCATCACCACCAGCAACCTCTTCTACCTCGAGGCGTCTGGTTGCAACATCCAGTCTCTGCACCGCCTGTTCCAGGCCAATTGTGGCGGCCTCTCTTAGCCTCTCCACCTCGTCCTCAAGGCATGATATGGCGGCAAGTAGCGCCCTACCGTCGGCGGTTTCCTTTAGTTTGCTGGTCGCTCCAGGATAGGAGTCACATAGTTTTTTGACGGGCATTCCACACCTCGAAAATGGAGCGGGAGGAGGTAGAGTTTTTCACTGCGGCTTAACCACATCAGCGCTAATGGGTCAGCTCCGGATCCGGCTACTTTTCTCTACCGCGTCCCACATTGATTGGTTAGGAGGTTTTGCTATACGTCTCTTCCGGTTTTCCAGCCTCCCAAAGCTCCCCGGCGTATACAGTGCCAGGCTACCCGGACACGCCACTGTCAACTTGTCCGGGTCAATGCCCTCTCACGGGTGTCTATGGAGCGGTCCACGGTAGAGGGCCTGTCGCTCGCTACTACCGCTTTCCGCATAAACCTTATAAACGCTGACAGGTCGGTAAGCTCCTGCTATGAACATGGGCCACCTTCAAAGGGTGGTTTTCATACTCACGATAAACACAGGCAGCTCTCCCCGTTAATATCGTAATGCGTGTTTTGTTACCTGATCACGCTACAGCGATAACTTCTATTATAACCGCTTATTTCACAATATCAATATACTAATACAATATATCTAAAGCGGCATAAAACCAATGCCTGCATAAACACGGAAACTCATCGTCAAATCGTCCTGTATAAGCTCCGGACGTGTCGGCACAATACTGCTAATAGGAACCCCTGCGGCCATTGCTGCCAGGATAACCTCGTCCAGCGCCTCAAAGGCATCAGCCATTATGGATCTGAACAGAGCTGTCTTGTCGATCATGGAGTGACAAAGGTGGTTTTGACCTGGCCTAATCTCGCTCAGAGAGGCCAGGTTAAGGATAGTGCTATCGACTACGCTACTCATGGCAGTGACAGTGCTTTCCAGTGGAGTCGAATGGATCCAGGAAGTTCGCACACCACCACCTTGCTTGGGTCCCTCTCCAGGTATCCTTGCCGCAATGCTTTGAGCATCGCCAGGAGAAGGTCACCGGCTCCAGGTTTGGGTAGGTAAGCTCTATGTTTCGCCCCAGGATCGTTACCGTAGTCTTTGATAGAAACGGTAGGTCAGGCACCTCAAAGAAGAACAGCGATCCCAGGATCAAGTTCAGGAGGATGTCCAGCGGGTACCCTATCGCCACAATGGGGTAGGCGAAAATCTTGGCTGGCCAGCGCAACTTGGCGCGGTTGCGAATCAGGTTCATAGTGGCCAGGAAGAACAGCCACACAAGGCCCATACACCACAGGGTTGCCCCTAAAAATATCAGTATCTTAATCATCCTCTTTCTCCTCGTCAGTCAACTCAAACCGCTCCCAGCACTCAGTACATACCTTGTGTGATGGTTTCCCGGTATGCGTGTCGTAGCGGATCTCCAGGTTGTGCGGGGCTCGCATCATGTGACCCGTGGCATGAGTGGCGAAAGTGGTACCGCACTCGTCGCATCCCTCACAGGGACGCGGAGGCATACCGCTCTCCCACTTCTCAGACTTGCCACACTTACAGCGCCAGTAATTCATAATAGGGTCCTCCTCTGCTCCATAGTCGCCATTCATTAACTTTTGCTTGAAATAGGCCATTACCCAAACGGCCTCTTTGGTTGTCATTCCAAGTGTAGCCGCTACATCGAGGCGTCCGGCCTTGTCGTACCCGAGGATCAGGACATCCTGGTATCTGCCAATTGCCTGCTCCAGGACGGCATCAGGATCTATGGCTGAGTCCTTGCGGTAGAATTTGACGACGTTGTTCTCACTCATGACTTACCTTAATCGTGATCATTATCTTTGCCATATAACCCACCTTTGATAAGTGCCTGGCGCTTTTTTGGGCACCAGGATGGGAAGCCGTTGGTCTGGATATCGTTTCTGTCCGTAAGGTTTCTGTTGGTCTCGGAGCAAAACGCCACCACAGCCCGCCCGGCTATCGTCTCCAGCTTCCTGTTCTCACAGGCCCAGCATGAAGTCAGATAAAAGATATTGTTTAAGAGTGGACAGCCCATCTATACACCACCATCCCAACAATAAGGCCACCGGTTGAGGTGCATATCACCCCCATCGCCAGCAAGGCGACGGCGTTGAACTCGTCCACCTTATTGACCATTCCCCTGAAACCACCGAAAAACAGGACAAGGCCAAGCACAAGGAGGAGGACACCTAAAAAGAGTATATCTGTCATGACTCACTTCCCCTCTGATCATCGGACACCTAAAGTTTCAAGAAACTTGTAAAATAATCGGCTACATATCACCTTTCTTGTAAAGCTCGTAACATGATGGCTTAGGCATAAGATCACACCTTTATTCGCGCCACCAGGATGTACCCCTCCCACAGCTTGTGATCGCCGCTATCAATATCGTGCTGAAAGAGGGGGGACTGGGCCATGTCGTAGGATTCAAAGCCTTCCGGCTGCTTGGGAATGTGGTACCAGGCTATCCCCCAGGACCGCATCATTGCCGGATCCTGGGCTATTGGCAGGGGCTTGGTCCGTATCTCAAAGACATCACCCTCATCCAATGACTTCATCGCGTCATGGATCGCCATGTTCATAATTTTCTGACGCTCCTCTCTCCCAAGTCCATAGTTACACCGGAAAGCCATTCCACGGTCAGCAATACGTCCCTCTCCCTTGTGGTTCCACTCCTCAACAATGAAGGTAGAAGATGACTCTGGATACTTGGGATCATTGCTTATATGACGGTGGAGACCATCATGCCCGGCATCCCTGGTGCACTGGAGCCCGTTGTGTTTACTATCGCAAATCATTCTGTTTCACTCCTCACATGCTCTATCGCCTTGCCCAGCTCAGCGGTACGCCAGTCTGGCCAGGAGCGAAACTCGTTCTTTTCCTGCTTAGCCACCAATGCCCCGATAATCTGTTCCGGGGTGGCACCGCTTCGCCACGCGCCATCAAAGGCAAGAATGATCACATCCACCCACTCAGACAGGGCCCCATTGCTTTCCTCTACCTCCACCAGCTCCTTGCGGATATGATCGACCACACCCTCAACCCGAGGACCAGGACCGAAAGTCTTGAGACTAAAGTCACTCTGTCGATAGAGGTGGGCAATCATGTCGAACTCAACGGGAAGGTGGATCACCTCAAGTCCAAGGCGGTGGGCAATATGCAGCTCCAGGTTTTCCCCTTTGCTTTTCTCCCAGCCAGGCATCAAGGCAATAGCATCACAGCCACACAGTTCTTTTACATCATTACGGAGGCAGTCCTCCCAGGTCTTGCCGTCATGGTCGGCGTTAATCTCGGCTGGGTTAATAACCTCATACCCCGCCTCTCTAAGCGCCTTAGCCCATTTATGGAAGGCTGGAAAGTTATGATCCGGAAGGCCTGCCATCGGGCCGCTGAGATAGACTTTTTTCATCAGAATGTTCCTTTGAGTTTGTTGTAATCGCCCATAGTGATGGGCACCGCATTAAGCAAAACCCAATCCTCAGGCTGCTCCCTGGACATTTCCACCCATTTCCACAGCGGCCCCTCGTGGACATCGTTAGAGATTATCGCGACGTTTCTCTCCATCGGGCGACGCCATTGGTAGACGATTAGCCAGTATTCGCTCATGGGTGGATGACCTCCTCACTACAGATACCGTCCGGCTTGATGCGATAGAAAGAGAAAAACTTATCCATCGCCCAATCCCTTACCGGGTGCTGTTTATCTGTCAGCGTGTACCCTGGTGGGCAAAACATGCCGGCACCTTTTTCCTGGTACCGGCTCCAGAACTCACTAAGCCCCGCTAGTATCAATAACAGGACCGAAAGGATTATGGCTTTTTTCATGGGGGCGTCCTCCAAAGGGTTCCATCATGTGACTAGGCCACTTCTGTTCATAGGTCTTAATGGCAAGCCGTACCTTGGCGGCTGTCTGTGGGTGCATTACCAGGCTACCGTCATCCATAACAAGGGCGTCATCACGCGGCACTCTCATGATCACAGTCCTGGTTTTCTTAAAGGGTCGCCAAGGCCTGGTGAAAAGGCGCTCACGCCAAGATCGCTCAATCTCATGAGGCGGCCCGTCTTGCGTCATGGCAACACTCTCGATAATTTTCCCGGCATTAATCTCTGGCACCACATGGAGGCTGCGGATCTTCTCTCCCAGGTGACGGATATCCTCCATTGTGAGGACTGGATCCCTGTAGGTAGATGTGGTGTAAATATTGGATACCATGGTTTCCATGTCGTGACCAAAACGCTCCTTCATTTTCGCCTCAATAAACCTTCTTACCTTGCTGTTATTGGTTTCGTTGTTCATGACACACCTCCAGGTGGGTGTTGTGAGGGGATCGGCTTGGCATGCGCCGCTGCAGTATTGGCGTAATCTACTGCCTCCTCTAGCGTCATGCCGTGCCCTATTACATAGAGTGGTGGCCCGTTCTCATCCTCCTTGAGTTCTTCCGGCATTTTATGCCACGCTGCTCTTTCATCAGGAGCGCGGATAAACGTAACGATGCCAGTGACACCATCTTTCCCGCATGCCTGCACTGAGAAGTCTGCGCTCAAAAACCTCCATCCCTTCTCAATGTTCACCAATCACCTCCACATCATCATAATCTTTGACGAAAATGGGGCCGTTACCAAAGCCGCCCACCTCATCCTCCCAGGCGCGGCGGCCATAACCGTTGGCGCGGCACTCCCAGCGAAACCCATCCCACAGCACATCAAAGACCATGTTCGGATTCTTGGCGACAAACTGGTACTCCTCATCCTCATATTCTGAATTGGGAGGGGCGCAAGCTGGCCAGTCATAGAAACGGAAATCATGGCCAATCATTGCGCCAACCTTAATCCTGCCTTGCATTACCTCAGCCATAACAGCCTCCACACCGCTAACATTTACTGATAATTTACCTGTCAATATACCATAACATTTCACCACGTCAAGGTAGAATTGACACTTGACACAAGTGGCATTGACCTCTAAAGTCATAAGCAAGTGCTAACCGGATACTTTTTGTCATGTTCATACCGAAAGTGATAGGAGAGGTAAACATTAACCAGCGCCTTACTATCCGTCATAACGGCATGACGATGATGGTGGAACCTGGTCAGTACCCGGCCTACCGTCAACCAGGATACGCTGGGGTCTATGTCCAGCTCTCTGGCCTGGCCCGCTCTGCGGACTGGGAGGGACGGACCATGTTCAACTACTTCGTACCAGACAGCGGACACATCGACCTGCCTATTGAGATCAATGTAGCCGCATAGCAGTAAAGGCCCGTGTGGGACGGGCCTACATCAAAGAGGAAAGCGTCATGTCACAGACTAATACCGTCCAAAATTCCGCCCCCGAGGCTGGAAAAATCTATAAGGTCACTCACTCCCGTAAGGGCATCTTTACCATGCGCGTTGATAGTGTTGGTGAGGTGTGGGCGCAAGGCGTCATCGTTGAAGGCAAAGCCAATGCTCTGCTCGCCTATAACGAAAAGTTTGAAGGTGAGCCCATCACCGTGCGTATCGCCTTCTGTAAATTTACGGAGGTGTCAGATGGCCAAGATTAGCGGACTGCGGCCTGGCTTCGTTCCCGGATCTGTCACCGAGATCGAGAAGCCTAATAAACGGAAGCCGCCCAGCACGTCGGCCTATACCTGTGATTGTTGTGGGTATTCCTTTGAGGGGTCACTCAGCAAACTGAGAAAGGCTTTTGTCATCGACAATGATGAGGGCAAGCTCTGTATGGGTTGTTATAAATTCTTTCTAACTGGCTATACCGACATGAGCCCGGAAAGCGCCAAGGAGCGTCTGGAGAAAATACGTCAGACTGGGTATGCCATCATCCTAAAGTCCGGCAACTTTTCCGGTACCAAGTCAGGGATCAGCTTTTCCGTGGAGTTTGGGGACATCTTCCAGGTGTCCAGGATTGGCTTGGACAATGAGCCTGACGGCACCCTGGATGGGGCTTTCAAGATGTTCACCTTTGACATCATCGTCGGCCCCGAGGTCCTTACCCTCTACCCCCACGAAGCTACTGCTATTGGCTGGACGGAGATCATGATGCTCCGCTCGGAGCATGTCGTGGAGGAGGCTTACCTGTGTTCTGAGGATGAGCATGGTTATTTTGCTCCGTCTCCAGACTTCAAAAAGGACCTTATCGGTCTGTTCGGTAATCGTTAAACGGCGAAGATCGGGACGCCTATCTCCCGGCAATATCAAAGAGGAAAGTGTCATGTCATCAGAAAAGAGAAGTTACACCATTACGGAAATTGAGACCCACCTGGATGGAATCGGCCACTCTGTCGCTAATATTGCACTTAAAATGGGCATTCAAGGAAACCCTGACTACATCAGCCAAGAAGCCGACAAGATCGGAAGCGTCCTGTCATCCGCCTACTTCCGTGGAGTGGTGAACCGCACCACTGACCGCCCTTATATGTACTCAAAAGGGCCGCGTGATCACCTCACGCCAATAGAGTCCGATATCATGGAAAAGATGAACGGAACTTTTACGGTAGCGGACGTAATGGATAAGACCAAAATATCCCGCTCAAATACCCGCAATGCTTTACTTGCCTTGACCCGTATGGGGTTTATGACAAGTCCAGGATCAAATGGTCATCACAAGCTCTACCGCAAGGTAGACTTAACCAAGAAAGCAAAAAGTACCCTTGACTGGGATGATGTTCTGTTCGCGGCTGAGGTCTTGGCCAATAACCTACCTGAACTGATCCGCAAGGCTCAGGCCTGGGATGAGCTGCAGGAACTCCAGGCGAAAGTAAAAGGCAGCGCGTGATGACACCGGAAGAGCTGCACATCGTAATGATCCAGGTCGGGATCCGGCCTGAATCAAAGACGGCGGCAGCTCTCCACATGGTCCTGGTGGAGGGGAAATCACAGGCTGAGGCATCCAGAAAACTGGAAATAAACCAGTCTGTGGTGTCTCGAGCCATAAAGAAGATCCCTAAATCTCTCCCTAATACCTGTCCATGCTGCGGGGCTCCGCTTACTGGAAGACTATGATCACAGAGGATGACCATAAAACGATAGGAGACAGTCCGATGCCTGTGAATATCATGGAAAATGAGTACGGCATGATCAGTATTGTTTTTGACTTTAACCTATGTCGACCACCAAAGAACCAGGATCTTGGTGTCCCAGGACAGCAAGAATGTTTTCCGGCCATCTGTAACGGTCTTTACCTTCCAGCCACTCGCGGTGTTTATCGTGGTGGTTTAGAGATTGAAAAGCCCTACCCTGGAAGCGTTGAGGTAGGTGACATACAGACCTTTATCGATGAGAAGTGGGTGAAGGTCAAACATGACAAAAGCCTGGTGATGTTTGTTCGCGATCGGATGATTAATCACCTGGAAATCCACGTCAAAGAGAAAGGGGAGGAGCTGCGCTATGTTGATTAACCTACTTCGCTTACCCAAGACAGCCACCTACGATATGACCATTGAAGTCAATGGATATGAATATCAGGTGAGGGCTGAGGGGTGTTATGTAAGGCCGGCGAGAGGCAAGCGCGGCTTTCTTGGTGACCAACTGGAGCCAGATACGGAGGAGGCTGGTGATATTGTAAGGATTTACATAAAAGACAGCATCGGAAACTGGACTGAGTTTCCTTTCCTAAAGGAGGTATGGAAAGACATCAGCGATCAGTGGCTTGAGGAGTTCAAGGCAGAGTTTATTGATAAGTAAAACCCCACCAGGGCAAACCATGGCGGGGCGGGAAAGCGCCTGGTCCTGGGTGTGGGAGAGGAACAGACTAAGGACATCGTAGTACTTCCTTGGATATGACTCAACCCCCAAGCCATAAAAAAAGCCGCCCAATTTAGGCGGCTTAATAATGTAACAACGAAAGTGTCAGATGGATCTCATTGTCGGTATTAACCTTAGACCTTTGCTGCCCTGTCGTCAATCTTGATAGTGACACCAAGGATGGAATGGGGCATGTTCATGTCCATTTCCTGGAGGCGCGGCGGTAGTCGCTTCACCTCCTCCTCTAACTGCTTGAATCTCACGGTAGTAATACAAACCCGCTTGGGCTTGATAGTAGTAAGGTTTTCATAGTTCTTAATGGTCCGGAGGATTGCTGCAAGTACCGGATACTCCTCTGTCTCATCGATCGCGCTCATAGCCATAATGACCTCCACCAGCTCTTGAATTTTTCCCATACGCTCCGCTTTTTCGTGGCCCTGGCTGGCCTGACCGTCACTTTCCCGTGAATCTCGGCCATATCAGTGTCTCGCCTCCCGTAGGAACTGCATCAAGGTGAGTGCCACATGTTTCCACTGCGGCCCGTTCTCCAGTTCCCACCGGTCGACGTTGTGATGCAGCTCGTTGTGGCAAAGTCGGCACAGGGGGAAAGCCATATCATCACCGGCCTTGGTACCTGTACCACCGAAACCCTCCCCTATCATGTGGTGAGGGTCGTTTCTGGCTGGAGCGCCGCACCCTACACATGCAAGGGTACGTACATACTCCAGGTAAGCGTCGCTTTCTAGGCGCTTAATCTGTCCAGATTTAAGTAATAACTCAAATTCGCTCATAGCCCTTATCTGGTGCGGCTGTCATAGGTTTGTGTTTTCTCTCGTGGCAACCATTGACGTGCTTGGTCAGAAGTGTAGCTATCCTGCCAGATAGCCACTGTAGAAACCGCTCATCCCTGACGCCAAGATTATCGAAATCTCTCTTTGATAGAGAATAGGCCATTACCTCACCATTGGATTGTACCAGGCTAATCAATCTACTCAGCTCCCCCAGGTCTTCACGCTCCTCCAGGAAGACAACAAAATTCTCAAGCCGCTCAAGCCGTGATGTGTCTCTGTAAGGGACATTAAGATCCGTTGCAAGGGATTTTCTTTCTTGAACTTCAAGATACTCAAATTCCCTCACTCTTGGGCCCAAATCCATAAGTTGCGGTTTAAACCTCAGCATGCTGTAGACGCCAAGGATATCCGCAATCCTACCATCCCAATTGTCAACACTATGGCGCAGATCACGATATTCTCTCGCCCATCTGTTTCGCTCATTCACCACCCTGTTCTGCTCGGCATCCATGAGATTGACCAGGTTCTCCATGGCGGCGATCTTCTCGCGGTGGGCCCGTTTCTGATTCCTGCCGTAGCGCTTACTCATCCCTCTATTCCTGGGTGATATAAGTGCCACCCCTTCTCAAGAATCTTGTCGATAACCTCATCAAGATCTGCCTCGTTACCGATATTATCCAAGGCGTTAAGAGCAACCACACCCTGGAGGTGCCCGCACATGGCGATACGACGTAAGCCCTGGTACCGGCTGGCATCATCAGCATGCTCCTTGCCAGTAAAACGGATAGAGTCAGCGGCCACCAGAACGATCGTACCGTCATCTTTCTCAACGACGGCAGCGGTGTAGCTTGCGGCCCCGTTTTCGCCAAACTCGTGGAAATTAACCCCCCACTGGTGAAACAGCGCCTCGTAATCATCCATTGGGTGGAGGCCGGGTTTTCCTGGGACACGGACATGCTTCAAAACCATCACTCTTTTTTTCATTGCGCTTTCCTCTTGGCTTCATTGACCTGACCACGCCACACCTTAATCAGCTCGTCAGGGATATGAATGATCTCCTCATGGGCCTGGTGAGTCTTCCAGGGTGTCCAGATAGGGATCACTGAACCTTTCGGGTTGCCAAACTGTGGTACCCCGTTGGCATCGAGAAACGGCAGCCGCCTGTCCGTGACATACACCGTCGTCGCCTGTTTTTTGATGTATTCCTGGTACCACTCAGTCGATCGATCATCAGGGAGAAGACCGACAATAATCGCCCCGTTACCTGACTCCTCTGCCGCTTTCTTGCACCACTCCAGCGGATTGGAATAGGGCGGGTTCTCCCACATAGCTGGCATTCTGTAAAGAAACTCAATCCATGACTCTATAACCTCAAGGTACTTTTGACCCCACTCCTTGGTGAGGGCGTCATCCTCCTCAGTCCAGTAGTATGGTGATACAGATGTGTGATCCTCGGCACAAACATCCCATATAAACTGAACCCCCAGGGTGACCTCAAGGAGTTCAACAAGCTCCGGTGGGGTGGCCCGCTTATCTCGGTCCTCCTTCCTGGTTTTGCTCTCAGTGTACGCTTTCATCCCCGCCCCCTTGATCTTCCTTGCTCTTGCGGACAATAGACTCAATGGGGCATTTCCCTTTTTGTGGACAGGTCTCACAGTCGTGATCACCGATGTTTATAAACCCAACCTTATCGCCATATTGTTGCGCGATCTTTTCCATTTCTTCACGCGCCATCCGGTCTGTGATAGCAGGGAATTGTTTTGCTCCCTCAGCGGCGAAAGAGCGGAGGATATTGGCAAAGGATCGCGCCTGCTCCATATCCTGGGCATACACGGGCTCACCACTCTCACGACGATGGATAAAGCCGTTAGCTGCAGCTCCCATCCTGATAAGAGACTCAATCGCCTTATCGTCGACCTCAATTACAAGCTGTTTCTTACTCATGACACTCTCCTGTTATGTTTTTGGATAGATCCACATCATCCGCCTACCGGTTGGATATTCCGGTGACCCACAGGACACGAATGGATGCGGCCTCGGGGTGCGCTGTCATCATCACGCTCAAGCTCCCGCTCCTCGGAATGATGCAGACCTAAAACTGTTAAAATGGTATGGATGGGTCGTAGCTAAATCCTGCCCCGTAGCTAAACCGGTTCATCATGTCGCAATGGTTCGCCTCGATGCGATCGACCTGCTCTGGCGTCAGCTTGGTCATCCATCCGCCCGCCTCACCGTGACTGAAAAAGGTACCGTTTTGCGTCTCACGGAATCCCCTCTCTTGCTCCTGTCGCTGAACCCTGTCAAAGCTCACCGCCTCCAGTGAGGCAGCAATCTTTGCGTAGTCGTTCTCCAATCCGAAGGCTTCCACGATGGTGGTGAAAGTTGTGATCGGGGCGTTCTGCATATCTTCATAGCGGATTATTTCCACCGGGAAAACGTCGCTTTCTTTCAGCCTCAACCATGATCCGACATGGGTCGACCAGGAACCAAGCCAGTGATGAGGGGAATGATTATTCTGCTTTATGGCATAACCATCGGTGCCCATGATCTCAATCGCTCTATCAATGCTGACAGCCATGTGTTCAGCCAGCGAAACCGCCACATCACGCGGATCGCGGACGATGTAAATAGCGGAGTCAGTCAGTGATGCGGGGATCAGATGGGCATCATGTATCTTGGCGTTGGCGTTGTGGGTTTTCACCACTCGGTAGGGAGAGGGGTGTGACTGCATCAGGTGGATAAGCGCCGCATAGCGGAGCATTTCCATACTCATTGGGTCAACCTCTCGCAGAGATAGCGGGGAGACGGTCTGGTAATACAAGGGGTGCGAGTCAAGCAAAGAGGCCTGAATGGGGGAGTTAATATCATCGATCCCGTAAAGGTAATGATTTAAAAATAACCGCACCCAGGTATTACCGCTCTTTGGATAAGACGCTAACCAGTTAATATTGCTCATGAATTGCTCCTCTTACTTGTGCCATATTCCACACCTACACGATAAGTCTCCCCATCAAAGACCACCTCATGGAGCTTGTGCCACTTCCCCTCACCGGTAAAACTCACCATCCCTTTCAACTCCAGGGATCGAAGCGCCAGCGCCACACGGCTGGAGTGCCTGGTGATCTCGCTGCGGCTGGTGATGGTCTCCACAGAGAGATTGTTTTTTGTCTGGCTCAGGATTGACAGGATTTCCTCCTCTAGCTTACTCATCACCAAGACCCTCCTTCTCGCGCCAGAACCGGTACTTTTCCATCACTGAACTAAACCGTTTCCTGGCTGATTCGCTGTGATCAAGGTCGCGCCTGGAGGTGATTTTGCAGGCGTGATAGAGAAACATCTTTGCCCCATGCTCTGAGACCTGGTAAGCCTGGGTCCATTGGTTGCCGGAGTCATCACTCTCCACGTAGGTATAGAGGCTGGCAAAGCGCTGAAAATCGACGTTATTGCATAAAAGCCCGGCAGACCGCGCCAGCGCCCCTCCTTTAGGTTTTTCCTCCTTACCCGCTACGTCTGGCTTGCCTTCTTCCTCCTGGACACTGCTGGACGCGCCAGGCTCAGCCTCATCACCATTGCGGTGTGACACTTGAGCGTGAAAGACCTCAATCACCATGCCTTTGGTCTCGGCGTCCATGAAAAGCTGCCAGTCCTCTTGTGTTAGCTCAAAGCTCACACGGTAAACCGGTCCGTCTTTGGTTTTGGAGCTGGTTGGGTTGGGGTTGGCAAGGGTCAACTGAAACGGGAGATCCCGCTCTAGTGGATTGTAGTCATCACTCACCTGGCACCTCCACCCCATGAAAGCGGACAGGGTGATCCATGTCGGTGATCACGAAACTACACCCAAGACCGCCCGTGTTGATTCGCTGGCAATGCAGCCGCCACCCACCGCTTGCTGTGGGCGAGATAGCACGGATCACCCCCTTCCAGCCAAGCCCCGCCCCCTTTGCCAGGTGTTCAGCGGGACGGCCCTTGTCAGAGGCCACCACCCAGCCAACTGAAAAGGGACATGTCACCTCGGATCGTCGCGCATAGAGGCGATTAAGCTCCGCCTCTGTGTTGCGCTTTAAGGTCAGCAACTCGGAAATGCGATTGTCGATCGCCTCCACCTCTTCAACCACCCGTGCACTACCCAGCTCATGCGACATTGCACTCATCGCTCGCTCTCCTCTTGGTTCATCCGCCTATCTGCCTCTAGCTCCAGGGTTCGGCGGTATTGGTCGTAAGTTTGAGATCCTGGTTTCGGGTACCCGTACTTTTCCGCCCATGGCATCATGGCGTCTTTGTCTCTCGGTACCGTGAACCGCTCAGGTCTTGCTCCTGGTCGCGGTGGTGGGTTAGGGAGATCCCAAGCCTCCAGGAATGACTTATCGGGGCCGAAGAAAGTAGCCGCCATCTTGACCACCTCTGTCCCGATTTTACCGGTGTCACTGCAGTAAGCGGCATACCTCACCGTACCGTCGTACAGCTCCGCCTCGCTGTGACCCTCTTTGCGTCTAGCATTCCAGGCACGAAAGGCCCGCTTTTTCGGGTTATCCCCCCCACGCTTTGGGTAGATCCCCCACACTTCCTCAAACTCATCCGGGTAGTCCATTTTCACAGGGACGGATTTTCCCGGTGACTTTGGTTCTGGCTTTATGGTTTGAGGGGTCATGTCGAAGTGGATCACAGTCCCTCGGATCTCCTCAAGGTCGTCATCAGACATGTCAGGTTGCTTTTCCTCGATGACCTCAGGAGGACTTTGAGGCGAGTCATAGGACATTGCTTTTTCTGTCTCTGTCTCTGTCTCTGTCTCTGTCTCTGGATCATCAAGGTGATATCGCTCTGATATCACGCTGATATCATCGATAATAAGAAACCCCTCAAGCTCAATAATGGCGCGGGCTACAGCGGTGGTGTCCATGCGTAAGCGGAAAGCAATGTCCTCAATGTCCGGCAAATTGCCCTCCATGTCCTCATCCTCGGATGCAATCAGCCAGATACCGATTAAAACGCGAAAGGATCGGTCTGATATCAAGTTGATATCACGTTGATCCAGTATGGCTTTATGCAGCTTAATCCATGGGGGGCGTCGGTCTTTGAAATGCTGAAACGTCGCCCAGTTTCTCACCCTAATGCACATCCCACACCCCTCCCCTACACACCGGCTTTGTCGGTGTCTTTAAGCGCCTGTTTTCCCTTATCAGTGATGATGTATTTAGTAGGCCGTGGCCCCGGCTTCCCCATGTTGCGCAACTTACGTGAGCTAAGAAGGCCCTCATCAATCAGGTTTTGTATCACAGCGTCACGCTTGTCACCCGTCACTTTGTAGTAAACAAGCTGGTCGCCCAGGGCGGACCGTGTAATACCCCCCTTGCCATCCTGCTTTTCTACCAGATGGAGAATGGCATGCTCCTCAAATTTCAGAACTCGATTAGTCATAGGTTTTTTCCTGTTTAATGCCCTTGCGTAATATACCATAGTCCTCTATAGTTGGGGTTGTCAAATCAAAACACAAAAGAGGAAAGTGTCATGCCAGAATTTGGTAGTGAGAAAAATCTCGCTTTGTGGGATGCGGTGGAGAAAACAGACTCCGCTTATACCAAGGAGTATAGCGGCGCTGGTGGCTTCTCCGGTACCTCTATTAATGTCACCTACCTGGTGAAAAAGGCCACTAAATACCTTGGGGCGCTTGGTATTGGGTGGGGTTATGAGATTGAAGAGGAGCGCTACGATAGTGGTGCACCGCTTTCGGTTAAAGGTGAGCCAGCCAAGGACGCGGAAGGCATGACCGTCCGCGCCATGGTTCACACTATCAAACTCAAGTTTTGGTACCGCGATCCACAAACTGGAGACCGTGGTGAGCTTGTTCATTATGGCCACACTCCTTATGTCTACGCTAATAAGTACGGCGTTCAGACCGATATGGAGGCACCGAAAAAATCCCTCACTGACGCCCTGAAAAAATGCCTGTCAATGCTCGGCTTTGCTGGTGATATCTTCATGGGTCTTTATGATGATATTCATTACCTAAATGAGATCAGGGATGAATTCGCTATCAAAAAGGCCGATGACAAGGTGGCGGAGAAGGCTAAGCAGGAATCGGAGTTCGAGGACTGGTATGCCAAGGTCGTTGAGCAAGTGGAGAACGCAGTCAATATGACCATGCTGGAGGCGGTATTCAAGGGGGCTGCCCGTAAGTTGGCCTATCGTAAGGATGATATCAAGCTCATGGAACTGACCAAGCTAAAAGATGCAAGGCGTGAGCATTTTGAGAAACTTGCTAATGCCGTGAAACCACAAAAAGCGGCACCAAACAAGAAGGCCGCGCCAGCAAAAAACCAACCCGTAACAGAGGAGAAGTCAGAAAATGAGCCAGAAACCAAGTAACCAGGAACCGCACCTCTATGAGTTGACAGGCGAACTCGTCGCCCTGCAGAAACTCGCGGAGTCAGAGGATGGCATCCCGGATGAGGCCTTTAACGACACATGGGAATCCTTGATGTTCCCGGTGGAACAAAAGGCGGAGGCGCTGCTCAAGGTAGTCAAGAATATGGACTCATCGGTGGAGATCCTGGATAAGGAAATAAAGCGCCTTACCGCCAGAAAGACGGCGATTAAAAACCGTCAGGATAGCCTCCGTGAGTACCTGCGGATGAATATGGTCCGCGGCAACATCAACAAGATCACCTGTCCATTGTTCGGTATCACCCTGGCAAAGGCCACGGACCAGCTTGAGATCACCGATGAGAAGGAGCTCCCGGATGACTACATGAAGGTAGAGACGGTGATCACCCCGAAAAAGAAGGAGCTCCTGGACGCGCTCAAGCAACTCAAGGCCATCACGGCACAGATGAAAGAGGACGGTGGCGATCCTAACGAAATCGGCAAGCTGCTCAAGGATATCCCAGGCATCGAATACGATGATCAAGGGTTCCCTTACCTTCCAGGTGCCAAGATTATCGAAGGCAAGCGGTCACTGAGGATCAAATAGTGGATGGTTTTCAGCAAAAAATCGTCTCCAGGGCATTAGATAACCCCGATGTTCTGACTGAGTGGGAGTATATCTTTATCAACTCCATTGCTGATCGTGACCGTCCCCTTACCGAAAGACAGGAGGCGGTCCTTAACCGCATCCTCAAAAAACTGGATGAGGCGCTATGAGGAGCGTCGTCGTCTGGTACCAAGGCGGCCGGTACTATATTCCGGCCGCTACTACCATGCGGGCACTGCGGCTTATGCTTGGGTCCCGTTATCAACTGAAATGGAGAGGAGAGTAATATGGCGAATGTAAGGCCTTTTATGGATACCCTGCGCGATCTCCGTAATGGCCGCACCCACGACGAATTGAGCGATCAACTCAATGAGCTGGTGGAGGCGGTCATTGCTACCCGCAAGAAGGGAACCATCACCCTGACTATCAATGTCCAGCCAGCCACCAAGGCACATGATGGCTCGGCGCTTTTGCTCAGTGATGAGATCAAGCTGGTAAAACCGAAGTTCGACCGCGGTGCCAGTATCTTCTACGCCACCCCTGAAAATAATCTGCAGCGGGAAGACCCGAAACAGCGCAAGCTGAACCTGGAGGGTTTTGATGGCGGTGTCGACCGTGATACCGGTGAACTGGTAGCGGCTCCGGCAGAGAAGCGCCCGGCCGCGGAACTGGAGGCTGTTGAGCGTAAACCGGTCAACTATGACTAATTGACCCGATTATCGGGGCAATGAAATCCATAGCAACCTAGAAGGATAGATATATGGACCTAACTAAAGAAGTAATCGATGCTCTTATTGGCATGGGGATGAAAAATTCCGGTGTGATGAGCCTTGGTAAGGAGGGGGAAGATGGCGGTATTCCCTTTGTCTACCTACCAAAAGATGTGGAAACTCATTCACTGGAAAAATATCTCCCTCACCCTATCCGTAAGCGGGCAAAGATCCACGTTCGTGATGCTGACAGCTTTATCAGCTATGTCAACAAACACAATACCGGTGATGCGGTGGTCTTTCATGACATCCATGATCGCAAGATCAAGGCATGCCTGGATTATCACTCAGAGACCGAAGCCAATCACGGCGATCATGGGGTTGTCTTTAATTGTCCGACTACCCTGGAGTTTGGGGCCTGGACAGCTCATAACGGCAAAAAGATGAAACAGCGGGACTTCGCTGCTTTCATGGAAGATAACTGTAAGGACGTGGTTGAACCCTCCAGTGCTGACATGCTGCAGATCGCCCAGTCCTTTGATGCCAAGCGAAACGTCACCTTTTCCTCCGATGTTCGTCTGGATAACGGGGATGTAAAACTGGAGTATGTCCAGGAGACTGCTGCCTCTGCCGCCAAGGGTTCAATTGAGATCCCGGAGAAGTTCTCCATTGGTATCCAGGTGTTTGAAAACGGCAAGGGTTACAAGGTTGAGTGTCGTCTCAAGTACCGTATCGAGGACGGTGTTCTCATCCTGTGGTATGAAATCATTAACCTTGATGCGCTTCTGCAGGAGGCTTTCCAGGCTGAACTGGACAAGGTGAAAGCGGGCATTGGTGAGGATGTAATGTTCATCAATGGTGATATTAACAGCATGGGATAAATTGCCCATAGTGAAGTAAAAAGAACAGGTGGGCGGAGCCATCCGCCCTCCTTTTGTTTCCATCGTTGAAATCTGAGGTAAATACCGATGGCTAGAGGCATTAATAAAGTAATCCTTGTCGGCAACCTGGGGCAGGACCCCGAGGTCCGTTACACCGCTAACGGGTCCGCTGTTGCCAATATCTCCGTCGCAACATCTGAACAATGGACCGATCGCCAGTCAGGGCAAAAACAGGAAAAAACCGAGTGGCATAGGGTGATCATGTTTGGCCGCCTCGGAGAGATAGCCGGCGAGTACCTACGCAAGGGATCTCAGGTTTACCTGGAGGGAAAGCTACAGACCCGCAAATGGACCGACCAGCAAGGCGTAGAGCGCTATACCACCGAGATTGTTGCCAATGAAATGCAGATGCTAGGCGGCCGTGACAATAGTAATGGTGCCGGGTATCCGGATAATCGAAACCACTATGATGGCGGACAAGGTGGAGCTCGTCCGCAACAAGGCGGTGGCCAGAATACTGGCGGAAGAGGTGGAGCTTCACAGCAAGGTGGTGGACGACAAGCTCCACAGCAAGGTGGTGGTCGTCCGACCCCACAACAAGGCGGAAGGGCTGCACCACCACCATCAGGTGGCAGCAACTTCGATGACTTTGATGATGACATTCCGTTTTAGGATTTACCCATGGAACCGACCGAAGTACAGAAAAGACTCAAGGATATCGCTGCCAAGCGCGGTGATAATTACTCTAACCTGGTTTACCTCATCGCAAGGGGCCGCCTGGCTGCCACCATCTTGCGGGGTAAAGGTGAGCCTCAGCCCAATTTCATCATGGATACCGTCGACATGTGTATCCGCTCCTATGCCAAGGCAGTGGGTCTTGGTGATGCTGTAAATGCGGAGGAGGCCATCAAGGAGGCCGATGACCTGATCTCCCTCCTCAAAGAGGAACAGGCCAATGGGGAAACGTAAATACAGGAAAGACCTGGAGACGATCAGCTTTATCCGTTTAGCCATCCTGCAGCGGGCAAGAATGCTGCGGGATCTCTCCGAGTCTCTGGTGGATGATATCGCGCTGTTTGCCAATATCCTGGTGGACACCATCACCCATGATGGGAATGTATATATTGCAGGGAATGGCGGCAGCGCTGGTGATGCCCAGCACTTTGCCGCTGAACTGGTTGGCCGTTTTGGCAAAGACAGGCCAGGCCTTCCAGCGATAGCGCTCACCACAGACACCTCGATCTTGACCGCTCTAGCCAATGACTACGGCTATGAGTCGGTGTTCTCCAGGCAGATCCAAGCGATAGGCAGGCCAGGTGATCTCCTTATTGCCATGACCACCAGCGGAAAAAGCCAGAACATCATAGCGGCGATCAGAGAGGCTAATGCCATTGGTATGGGGGTTGTCTTAATGACAAACAATAAAATATCAGCCTCTACCGTGGTAACCAGGGAGGGAGGTGCCGGGAACATTATCATCAAAGTGCCGGTACCAGAAACGGGTTCTGACTACGTTCAGGAGGCCCACATGGCAATCCTGCACATCCTTTGCGGCCTGATAGATACCGCGCCCATCGAGATCACTATGGATGACACCTGAACAGCGCATCACCAGGATGCAGGAGGAGGGCAGGGAGCGCCAGCGGGCCAGGCTGGAGAAAAGCAAGGAGGCCGCCAAAGATATAGCGGCGGCATTCCCTATTTTACAGGACCCGTTTCTGCAGCTCCTCAAGGAGGAGTATGGGGCTCGTGTTGTAGTGGTTGAGAACTTGGTAACCGGGCAGCGCATTGACCAAACAGAGAAATATGAGGCGCTGGATCAGGCATGGAAAGAACAAAACCTTCACATAGTTCAGGAGAGACGACGTGATACTGACACCGATAGAGACGATCATGATAGCCACCGCCATCAAGGCGCAAGGCGGCGTAGTCGTCGTAACTAACGGCTGCTTTGACCTCATCCATACCGGACACGCTGACTTTCTTACCAAGGCCAAGCGGCTCGGTGACTGCTTGATTGTCCTGGTAAATAGTGATGAGTCTATTACCCGATTAAAGGGTGAAGATCGGCCGGTGATACCACTGGATCAGCGTATGAAGATGCTGGACATGCTCAAGCCGGTAGACTTTGTTACCCATTTCAGTGCCGACACACCGCGGGATCTCATCTGCTCCATTGATCCTGACGTGCTGGCCAAGGGTAATGATTATTTATCTGCTGAAATTGCCGGCTCTGAATGCGTCATGAACAGAGGCGGTAAAGTAGAGATAGTGGAAAGTGACCGTTCCACATCGACCACCATGATAATTAATAAATTATTTAACAGGAGAGATCTATGAATAAGTTCCCACTGCTACCTCTGTACCAATGTCACAAGAAAGTGAGGGCGGCGAAGATCCTGGAAATCATTGGGCCACACCATAACGGTGGAGAAGTAGCTCAGTACGGGCTCAAGGTTGATTGTTCCTGCGGGCCACTCATTGTGGATCAATACTGGATTGACCGCTTCAAACCGGTGGTTGGTGGCTATTTCGTTGCCTATGAGGATGGTTACGTCTCATTTTCTCCGGCTGAGGCCTTTGAGGGCGGCTACACCAAGCTGTGTGAAGGAGAGGATTGTCCACCGTCTGACCATCTTCCGGGCATTGAGGGAGGCGGCATCCATGAGTGATACACCAGAAAATACCGCAACCCTCTCCAGTCCCCTGGCGGCTCTCACTGACACAGAGGTCAAAATGGTGTTAAAGCACCGGGTTGATATCTTTGTGAAGTATTACAACAAACCAGCTCAGGCCGCGGAGGTGGCGAAAAAGATGGGAAGGGATCAGTTTATTGCTGCGTCCGATGGTTTGTATGAAGTGATCCATGAACTCAAATCCAGGGGACTAGAAAAGTTCACCACTGATACACAATGATATCATTGTGATATCAACTTGATATCAAGCTGAAACATAGACACACAGGAGAGTTATCATGTTGAATCGTCGCAGTTTTTTACAGAAAGCGGCCGGTGCATCCCTTGGAGCTACTGGTCTTATCATGCTACCAAGCACCAGCGCCAAGGCTCTCCTGGAGGAGGGTCAGACCATCATCACCCCGGATGATGTGCGTAATGAGGGTAAGGTGATCACCTCTCAGGAGTACCTGGATGAGGTGGTGGAGGAGGCCAAGTTCGGAGATAACCTGGCGCAAATCGTTCTCAATGCCAGGGGCCCGATCACCATCTACCGGGAAAGTGGTCGATTGGAAAACAATGCGGAGCTGTTCGTGGTCTACGGTGACACCACTGCCGGTGACAGGTTCAGCCAGCACGACAAGTATAAGTTGGCCTGGGCAAGCAGACAAAACCGATTCTAAAAAATCGCCACAGCCCTTATATTGCGCGGGTTGTGGCGTTTTCTTTCCTACCTGTAAACCTCTCTATACCAACTAATCGCCTTTGATAACATTTCCCTTTCCTTGGGTGTTAGGGTATGGAGGAACCTGATCCTGTCTTTCTTGGCGATTGTCCCGAGTGGATGGGCGTTTTCAATTGACCGACCGAGATCCTTCCAGGTTACTCCCATCTGCGCCAGCTCGCGGCGGTACCGCTTGGCGGCTGCCTGATCCCCGTAGCGTAGTGCTATTTTGTAATTGCGTAACGCAACACTGCGCGGAGTCTGGAAAGTGCTGGATCCCTCGATACCCTTCACCTTTCTGTTCCAGTCGTGAACCAAACCCTTGATCCTGTTGTAGGCGATCTCTCCAGGGTCTCGGCGGTAGATGATGGCCCCAGTCCAGGATCGTGCATACCCTCGAGTAGGCGCTCCAGTCAGCCAGTCATACTCATTTTCCAGGCTGAACAGCCGCACCGCTTCACGCTTGCGGTCGCTCATCGGTCTCGGATTGAAAACATCAGGCCAAAAGGATTGACCAGATAGAAGCTCCACCGGCGTCCTTATCACCGGAGTAACCCCGCCAACCACCTTATTAATCGGGGCTTTCAGGATGGCGGTCATAACATCACCCCAGGAAGCGCGGCCCTTGTCGATCTCGGTCATGGCGGCTACTGCATTCTCAAATCCAAACCATGCCAGGTAATCAGACAGGGCACCCTGGAACTTGATGGATCTGACCTTGCCGTCTGAGTCCTTCCCAAGGTTAATGTGTAGGCGCATCCGCTCGGTGACATCGAGATCGTCCTCATCATCACCAAAGAACAGATTGTTAAAGAGCTGCACCGCGCCATAGAGAAATGCCATCCGCACCAGTAGGCTGGTGGTGAGGACTGCCCCCACTCTACCGGTAGACCCTATGCCCTGACCCCAGGCGTTCCTGAACAGGCGGGTATACCGTGAGGTGTTGATCTCGAGCCAGGAATAGAATGGGATCAGCTTGTTACGGATCTGCATACCGTAGGCGGAGACGTTGCCGTAGTCGCCTATCGCCTCACGGGCCAGGATGCCGGCAGCATCACGGTAGTCGGATTTAAGTAGCGTCTCTACCATTTCCGGATTGGATGCCCCCCAGCCCACCTCCGCCAGGTTCTCACCTCCAGCCAGGCGATCAGCATAATCAAGATAGGCTGCGTACCTCATCCAGTTTTCACGAAAGCGGGTAAAGTCCTGCAGGCCATTCCATACCTTGTAAGCAATTGACCCAGCCCAATCCTTGAGACCTTTAACCTCCTTGGTTTGTGTCAGTCGGCCATATTTATCCAGGGCATTGATATCAGGGATCTCCTGGATGGACAGGCCGGAATCAAATACCCCGCGCTCTACCGCTTCCAGGTACCGAGGACTTGGATCGGCTCCGTGCATAACAGACCATAGTTCCTTAATGGCCTCAGGGAGACGGCTCAACATGTGGGGGTTGGCGGCGATCGCGGCATCCATATCACCGGACAGGTTATTGAGGTTGTACTTGATGACGCGACGGGGGTTAATCAGAACCCACCGTTTCCAGTGCCTCAGCGGTACCGCCAGAACTTTGTCAAAGACTCCCTCCTCAGTCAGCTCGCGCATGTTGTCCATGGTATCCGCCAGTGCCTCAGGGAGAACCAGCTCGCGCTTCTTTCCTCCCATCATGAGACCGGTGCGTATCCCTTGCAGCATTTCAGCGGCAGTGAGGGTGATATCCTGCGGCAGAATCTCGTCCTGGCTGGCCACATCCACCACCATGTCCAGGAAGTGATCAAGCGCCTGCTCGCTGACGGTCTGCCCTCGATACCAGACGTTGCCTTTCTCTGGCTGCCAGATCCGGTACCCTGACGGGATGATGGTGCGCCAGTCGTTGCGGCCCATGCCGGCGTCCTTGGCTTGCTTCTTAATCTCCGGCAACTTGTCATAGTTGGCGCGGATGCGCTCAATGGTATCGATCATCTTCATGTCGACCATGGCCCGCTGCATGAACTCGAACTCGGCCTCTATGTAGTTGGCGTTGATATCCTCCAGGGAACCGGCGCGGTGCTTGGCATACCCTGGTTTAGGTTTCTTCACCTTCGAGGATCCGGCAGCGATCTGCTGCATGCGGGCATAGGTGAGGACCTGGTGACGGAAATAGGCCGGGTTTTTCAGTGTCTCAGCGCTGAGGACTCCTCGATTAACCAGGCCAGCGGTGATCTTGTCGATCTCATCCTTCCTGGTTTTCAGGCGTTGCCTTACCAGGTCATTATTGGCTACCGCCTCATCGGTGCGCCGCTTGGCTTGTGTCAGGCTCTCATGGTCAAGGGCAAAGGGGAGATCGTGGCCGATGCTATCCTCGTAAGCCAGGTCATCAAGGAGAACCTTGAGACTGAACAGCTCGTAATCTGCCGGGTTCATGCCGCGGGTGATCTTGTCCAGGATGCGCTCAGCGGCATCCTTCGAGGCCTGTGGCGCGGCTTCCATCTGGCGTAAAGCCTCGAGCGCCTGGGCATACTCAGGAATTACAGGGAGGTTCTGATAGTGGCGGGTGAATCCCTCTTTTATCTCGGTACCCCAGTCGCGGATCTTTTCCCTGAGGGTGCGCTGGTCCGCCAGTCCCTTGCGGGCATCCTCGATACGGGTGCGAGTTTCCTCTGGCATGCTGTTAATGATATCGGCGGCCGCGTTGTATGGAGATCCCTTCTCCTCAGCGATCTCCCCTATCATCTGCTCACCAAATATCAGACCATGTGTAGGTATAAGTTCTGGCTTCTGTTGTCGTATCGACTCCCCATCGGTAGTGATGGCATCAGTAAAGATGTTTAAGTGGATAGCGGACTCTATTCTGTGTCTCAGGTAATTGTTTGGTACTTGGGTAATAAATAACTGCTGCCCTCCGGTTTGAACAGCGAAGTTCCTGGCTATTTCCTGAATTGATTTAATGTTATCGAAACTATCAGCATGCACCTCCATGATCCCACGAACCTTATTCATCGGATCAATTGCTATAAGTCCTAGATAATCCCTACCAACCTGTACCTCTTTTGAAACTTGAGCAAGTTGGTTTTGATTCTTGATGATCATCCCGAGTACCTTGTGAGGCTTTACTGGCGTGTCCATGCTATAGGTGTGAGGCATGGCCTCCTCTCTGATATCAGTCATGAGACGGCCGCCAGGATCGGCATAAATCATGCCGAAGCTATTAGAGTTAATTACTATGTGGGCAATGAACCCAGGGACAGAGGAGGCAAATTTGCGGGTAGCATTAACATCACCAATGGATGGGGACGGGTTACCGCTTGGGTGATTGTGAAGAAGGAAATACCCATCACCGCCAAGATTGTTTATCTGACGTTCCAGCTCTGCAAAATTCTCCTCATTATCAAGCCCGTCCTTCCCGACAAAACTAGCTGTAGATGATGGTAAGCGAGAGGTAACCCCGGTTTGACCAACTACCTGGTCACCTTTCATGATGAAAACACGTAATGTCTCATAGTGTGGGTTGCGGTAAATCTGAGACAGTAGCGCCAGATCCATGCCGTTTTTTACAGTCTGACCAATAAGTTTGGCTTTGCTCTCCTCCTTGAACTCTTTGGGTATTGCGCTACCAAGAAGTGATGGCTTATGTTCAGCGCGGCGCTTCTCAAGGTCTGCCATCAGCTCATCAGCCATGAGCTGGTCATCCATGGTGGCCCCTGGTCGCTTCTCATAATCCACCACGCCATAAGGATCTGACGGGCTTTGCACGGAAGTTATCGCGCTCGGTGCTGCCCTGCGGTTCCCCTCGGAGACAAAGCGGCGTGAGCGTCCAATCAGGGCGGCGATATCGGTCTCTGTGTACTCCAGATCCGTGAAGTGGCGGAGGGCTTCCTTGATGGCACTGACCACCTTTTGCCATAGGGTAGGCTGCTTTCCGGTCTGTGCCTGGTAAGCGATATACTCCTCGGCGGCGACACGTCGGCCGAAATCAGTCTTGAGATCCAGCTCAGGATAGGCGCGTTTCACCAGGTCACGGATCTCGTTGACGTTGGAGAGGAAGACCTGACGCATCAGCGGATCCAGCTTGTCCCCCATAATGGAGCGGAGACCGTAATGACCGACTACTTCATGGAGAAATGTCTCGGTCGCATCACCCTCGGCGGCCATGTTATCGGCCACCAGATAAATCTCCTTGCTGGTGTTGTCGAACCAGCCACGTACCATTGAGAAATCGCTGTTTGTCTCTTCCAGCTCATCCACCGCGGCCTTGGGCAGGTCGTAGGAAGTGGGTACCACATGCGCCTTTGGCGCACCTGGCATCTGTTTGATGAGTGGCTGGATCTCATCATCGACGGAGCTAACCTTTGCCTTGGTTCCTTCTGGAAGCGGGGCCTTGTGGAATAGGACCTCTCTGGTTTTCGATAACTGATCGCGTAGCTTGATGACAGCCTTGGTCCTGGCCTCCTCGTCGAACCGCTCCCCATACTTGGCCCACTTTATCCCGTGCTTATCCAGGATCGCCAGGGTCTCCTTGCTGGTCTTGTTCGGCACGACGGCACCGGCGAACTCATCCAGGGTGACGGCGCGGTGTGGTTTTGCCTCAAAGTATGGGACAGGGGCCTCCATCACGGCATCACCGGCCTCGATCCCCATGTCAATGATCTTGCTAGGCACACCGCTGAATCCATTGGCTGACAGGGCGCGTCTCATTGCCTTCTCAGACCCGTACTTGAGACGTGTCCTTGCCCAGGTAGCCAGTGCCTTCATGGAACTATCAAAGCCAGCCCACCGGTCAATATCACCGTCCCAGTCCTTTTCGGTGTAGTACTCGACCACAGCCTCACGAAAGTCGGTTGTTTTCTTCTCGGCGTCTTTTCTGGAGGCCTCTATCTCGGCCTCGCTCCCTAGTTGCCACTGGGCGCTGTTGCGCATTTCAGTAAGATCGCCCATCTTTTTGGCAGCTACGGCCCGCGCTTTTCCGGGACCAAAGACCATCGTATCCTCTTGGGCATGGGTACCGTTTCGCGTCATGTACTCCACGATGTTCTCCAGGTTGTAGGCCAGCTTTCTCCCGCCAATAGTTAGCCGTGGCTCACCCATCATGCTGAGAACCTTGTTGGTAACCCATGCCTGGAACTGCGCCTCTTTGCCTTTCAGCTTTTTGTCCAGCCGCTCCTCGGTGGCATATTTATCAATGACTCTCGTGCCATATTTTGCCTGGTCGTTCCATAGTTCATGGAAGGTATTGAGGTATATCTTGCCCTCTTTGTCGGTGTAGCTGTTTCCTGGCTCCATCATGGAGTCAGTCTGGATCAGCTCCTCGACTGACGGCTCCCCTTTCTTCGCCTTGTCCAGCTTGCTGTAAATGTCATAGAGGTAATCATGGATCGCCTCTCTCGCCACGGCCCCGGCATCCTTATAAAGCTGGATGCGTCGCGGATCCTCTATCCCCAATTTCTCCGCCTCAAGGTCGGCGTTCTTGAAGAACTCCCTTACTTTTGGGTCAAATGAGATCGGGTTACGCGGCCGTGCATCGCGTGTGACAGGGCGGCTACCTTTTCCGGTAGTCTCCTCCAGGAACCACTCCTTGACCCCGTTGCTCCGTACCATGGCGCTAATCGCCCGCTCCGGGTCAATCTTCGTGGCGGTGTAGAGATAGTCCCAGGCCTCACTCATGGCGGAGGAGTGGTTTGTTCCTTCCATTTTCTCAGCATAGGGACGCATGGCATCCAGGAGCGCCTGAACATCTGCCACTTTGGCCTTTTTGTATTCAGGAACCGGGAAGGTTGAAGAGTAGGAATCCGAGTCATGGATCTCGACCTTGTTAGGGTCGCCCAGGTCTTTGGTGCCAATGAGGGTGATCTCACCATATCCACCCAGCCCCATATCCCCGCGCACGACGGCAATAGATGGAACAGCAAACCCGCCCATCTTGTCGGCATAGGCTAAGTTGTCAGGGGTCAGATTGTGGAGGGTGGAAAGCGACTCCTTGATGTCCTTGTGGAATCGGCCTACCGCCTCCTCCGGTTTCTGAATAGTGACGATCCTGGACTTTACCCCAGTGCGCTTAATCAGCTTGGCATCGTTAAAGGTACCGGCCTCAAGGTCCTCAACGTGAGCCCCGACCTCATCCAGCCACTCACGGAAATCGCTCTGTTTTTTGGTGTCACGGAAGAAAGTACTCTCTGACATGACGGAGACCATGGTTCCGCCAGGTTTCAGGAGATTGTTATAGGCATGGGTGACGTGATCAATGTCCTGCCCTTTCTCAAAGGGTGGGTTCATGATGATGCGGTCATATTTCTTGCCGCTGTACTCCAGCATGTTCCAGGCGATCGGCTTGTAGCCTTTTGCTTCCAGGAGTTCGCGCAAGGTAGGGTTTACCTCGATGACATCAGGCGTTATTCCGGTAGTGTCCCGGATAACATCAGCCAGGTGGCCGGCACCTGCCTCCGGTTCCAGAATGGACATGCCAGGCTCTACATCTGCCAGATCCACCATGCGCTCACTGGCGGCTTGTGGTGTCGGGAAGAAGCCAGCGATCTTGTTACCAAGGAGACCGACCTCCAGCTCCCTGATATGCTTGGCGCGTTTCTGCTCCTCGGTCAGGCCACCACTTTCGGCATACTGATTAAGGAGTGCCTGGGCTCGCTCAAACTGTCCCTCTGTGGTGATGCCGGCTTTCTCTACCCGCTTGAACTCCTTGATGAAGGTCCGCACGGTGGAGTACTTCATGACATCACGGCCGTCCTTGTCTGCAGCTTTCAGGAGCCTGTCTACTGCCAGGGCTTCATCGGCTGACAGGGTTCTAGGCTTCTCCATGATTCGCATGCGGGAGACGGTCTTAACATCATCAGCAATGCCCTTGATGCCTTTGACCCCCTCCAGGAGCTCCTTCTTTTCATATATCCGCATGACTGGCTGCGGGAAACTGGAGCGCCCCATCATGGTCTCGATATCGGCACGGGTGGTGATCCCACTAAGCTCCTCCGGCAGGACACCGGCCTCAATGGCGTCCGCCATGCTGCGCATAATGGCCTGTACTTTCTGCAAGCGCTCGCCATCAGCCCGCATGCCGTTGGCGATACGTGACCGCCTGGCGGTGATATTCTGGTTGGAAATAGCCGGGTTTAGCTTCTCATCGATCTGCTTTTCCATGTTGTCAGCCATCATCCGCAACTTTCCGGCCTTCTTCTTATCGGCAGCGGAGAGGGTTGGCTCTGCTGGTGCGGCGGGCTTTTCTTTTGCCGGAGCTGGTTTCTCTGCTTTTGCGATAGGTGTCTCTGA